TACTTCTATATTAGAAAACTTAATAAAAAGTAAATTAAATGTGAAAAATATAAATATATTTATGAAAACAAATATAATATTAATTAAAAATGAAATTGGTAGAAGTTATGCTAGAGAATCAAGAATACTGAAAAAAATAAAAATATTTTTTATTTTTTACGCTTAGAAATGAAAATATAATTTTCATTTCTAACCGTTCACTAAATGGTATGTAAAGAAATATCATGGAAAATATAAATATACAAAAATAATAGAAGCTATTAAAAATGATACATCAGAAGAATTAAATAAAAATTTAAAGACAAAATCAAAAAAATATACAATAGTATACGAAACTATTAATAATTGTAATATTGTACAGAAATAAAAGTTAACAGTCTCCTAAATATTTATATATTTTGCGTTTAATATGTGAAATATACAAATATTTGGAGACTTACAATTTGTAAGGGGGACTATGAAGTAGTTTTTTATAGGAAATAAAGATGCAAAGTCAAAAAACATATATTTGCGTTTTTATTGTACATAAATAATTAAATTAAAATATTATAAAAAAAAATATAAAAAATAAATTATAAATAAAAATACAAAAAGTATTTATTGTAATGTATATATTTATTATTTTTGTCACTATATTAACTTTCCTTATTACACATTCATTAATATTTATCAATATTTATATTCAAATGTACTAGTATTATAATATTTATTAATGCTTCTTTGTTAGTATAACTTTTATAATCAATAAATTTATTACCAGATTTTCCAAGTTTCTCTATTATATCATTAATTATATTTATATATAATTCTTTTATGAAACCAAAATTCTTTCTATTCTTGCTACTTATTTTATTTTTTAATCCATTTAATATAGATTCATTGAATTTAAAATCTATTTGTATATTATTTTTAACAGCGTCAAATGCAAGTAATTTATATCTTAAATATACTAAAATACTATATGATTCTCTTACAAATTCATTATATTTGTTTATTAAATCGGTAGCATTTGATTTATATGTTTCTAATATTATTAATAATTCTCTTATTTTTTCATTTATTTCTGGTAATTTATTTAGATTTTCTAAATTTTCTTTATATTTTGCCCCCCCTTTTTGTAATGGTGACCAATTTGGGAGAATTTCTTTTAGATTAGAACTTTCAATTAGTAATCCACTTAAATTATTATTCAAATTTTTTATATACCCTTCTAGTTCTTTTATTTTTGTCTCATGCTTCGCTGTTAATTTAAAAGCATTTGATAGGTTAAGATCATCGTCACTAATATTTTTTTGGGCTTCTTTTTGGTCTTCTATATTTTTAGTATTAGATTCAATATCTGATTTTATTTTTGTTACTTTTTCATTATACTTTTGTATTTCTATATCTAAATTATCAAAATCTATTTTTTCCGATTCTAATAATTTATATCCTTCTGATAATTCTTGTGTGTCTTCATATTTTTGTAATTTTGAAAAATTAGAGACTACGTCAATAATTTGTTTATATTCATTATTAAATTTTTTTAAATTTTGTGATTTGTCATTCGCGGTTGTTTTCGCTATTATTTGAAATATTTTTTCAAAAATTTTTTTATTTTCATTTTTATTTTCATTTGTAGCATTATATAATGGATATCTATTTCTTGATTGAAGAACAAATTCATTATCATCAGATATAAAATTAATAGTAGTGTGTATTTTTTTTAATAATTCTTCAGAATTTTTAAAATTTTTATCATCTAATAATTTAAATATATTATCAGATTTATTACTATCAAACTTTAAAAATATTCCTTCTTCATAATCTGGATAATATGTAGTTTCTGGTACTGAATCTTTTTTTTCAGTTTGTTTTTTCCATGATTGTACTGGTTGTTGTGTTCCTATTTTTTGTTTTTTAGTAGTTTTTAAAAATTTAAAATATTCATTATAGTTTTCTAGTGATAAAGATTGTCCAGAAAATTTATTAATATTTTTTATTAAATTACTAATATTTTCTTTTAAATTATATACATCAATTTTTTCTAGTTCTCTTTTATTTTTTATATATTCAATATTTTCATTTAATATTTTTGATATTTGTTCACTTTGTTTTAACTTTGTTTGATTTGCTATATTCTCTTCTTCTAAACGTTGTATCTCTTTTTCTATATCTGTTTTTAATCCAATATCTGTAAATGGATATACTATTTCTTGTTTTGTATATTTTGTCATTTCATTTGCTTTATAAGCATTAATTTTCTTTAAAAAGTCGATTATTTCGTTATATAATTCTTTTAATTTAGTTAGATTAACATCATAATAATCTTTTTTTTTATCTAAATATGTTATTAATTTTTCATCAATCTTTAATTCAATTGATTCTTCTGGTAAATCAGATTTTTTTTCAGGGTTTAATTCTGAAAAAAACTTTTCTGGTAATCCAATATAATCTGGCATTTTTTCGAATAAATTTAATTTAACATTCTGATTTAATGGTGTTCCTTCAGGTGTAGAATTCAATAATATTTTTTCTAAATTATTTTGTAAAACTAGTAAATTTTTTTTATAATCTTCCCATTTTAATGAGGTACCATAAGGTATTTCAAATTCTACGTCTAATTGAGTTATACCATTTATATAATTTCTAATTTTATTTAGATTATCATAAACTTCTGAGACTTTTGGAGGATCACCACCAACTTGTGGTGATGGATTCTGAACAATCTGAGAATATATATCGGCTGTAATCTTATGGGAATCAAAATATTCATGTAGTTTTTCACTGTATTTTAACCAATAACCAATATTTTGTTTATATTTACCAGATATTTCAATTAATTTATGTCCAACTTTTATTAAATCACCAATATCAAGATTATCTATAAATTCAATATTAATTTCATTAATACTAATTGGTAAATAATCTAATGCAATTTTACCGGTAGAATCTTTATTTGGATTATCTAAAATATATTTTATTTCATACACATTATGTTTTACCGTCGCCTCTGTTTTTTTTATAAGATTATATAATTTAACACACATTTTAATTAAATCATTTATATTTAATGTTATTTTTTTTAATTTTTGTTTGAGTTCGTTAACTTTATCTAAATCTATTGTTGGTTCTGGTGTTGGTATTGGTGTTGGTTCTGGTGTTGGTGTTGGTGTTGGTATTGGTATTGGTATTGGTGTTGGTGTTGGTATTGGTGACGGTGATGTCTTAATATATGTAATCGGAGGTTTTTGTATTTCTTGTGTTATTTCTTTTATTTGGATACAATTTGTATTAACTAATTTTATAATATGTTTAAATAAATCCATAAAATTTTTATCATAATTCTTTTCATTTATATTATAAAATTTTATTGGATCTAATAAATCTGATGATATAGTCATTATTATTATTATATAATATATATAATAATAAAAAATATTATATTTTTAATTTATTTAGGGATTTTTGTATTGGTTAAACTATTTTTATGGTGCAACAGTCTTATTGAGATACATTTTTCCTTTTTCAGCTTTCATTTTTTCTAGTAATTTAACTGCTGTTTGATCTGGAACTGGATTAACACGAGTTACTGCTGGTTTTCCTAAACGGGCTTTACATGCACTTAGAACATCATTTTGTTTATTAATTAATTCTTGTTTCGTAGCTAATTCTTGTTCTAATTTTGTTTTTTCTGTGTTTAATTTTTCTAATTCAGTTATTTTTGCAGCGAGCTCTTGGGTTTTTTGTTGTAATTCTTGTCTGGATGCATCATAACTTGCTGTTAATCTAGTAATTTCATTTGCGTTTGCTTCTATATCTGATACTTTATTAGCAATTTCTTTATTTAACTCTGTATTTTTTGTTTCTAAATCTACTTTTTCTTTTTGTAATGATGTAAGTAATACTTTATTTTGTTCATGTATTCCCATTATTTCATCAAATTGAGTACCGATATCAGTTATTATCTGACCATATGGATCTACATATGGCTCTGGTGAAGCAACAGGAACGGTTAATAAAGCATTTAAATCATCAATGTTTTGTTGTGCTTCTGCATCATCAACACCACCAATTAAATTTCGCATATTTTTAAGATTGTTTTGGCTAACACCCATACTGTTAAGTTTGTTAGAATAATAATCTATTTTTTGATTGTATACTGCTGCTTTTGAAGGAGCACCGCAATTAGAGAGTAATGTTTGATATTTTGTGAGTTTGTGTAAAAGCACACCCATGTTTTCACTTCCAAAATTATTCATCTTTTTATATATTATATAAGATGGAAAAAAATTATTTATATAATTTATATAAAAATATTGAAAAATATAATTTAAAATTAAATAATAATTCTTATATTATTCATAAAATTAATAGTTTATATGGTGGTGTTGATGATGCAGAAGCACAACAAAACATTGATGATTTAAATGCTTTATTAAGCATGCCTGCTACTACACCAGTACCACATTTAACGGTTGATCCCCGAGATACATTAATTGAAGAATTAATAAGAGAAGCTGAAGATTTTTTAACAAAATTTGAGGAATATAAACGAAGAATTGAAACAGGTATGACAAATATAAGTGAAGATGATATCTCTAAATTAAATAATATACAACAAACATTTGAAAATATAAAAATTAAAATAGGACAACTTGTATAATAATCATCACATTTTTTAACTGTTATAAAAGATAAATATTATATTATTACTTTTTTTGATACACATTTTTTTCAATTTCTTTTATAAGATGATTAAATACATCATCATAAGTCTTATCCGGAATTACTTCTACATTTCCCGAGTCTGTTTCTGATATATTATATAAATTATATATATAAGTATATGTTGATTTCTCTTTTATATTTCTAAAATGATTATATGATAATTTATTTAAAATTAATGTTTCAGTTTTAGTATCTTTAATCTCATTTAATTTATTATCTTTATTTTCATCTAAATATTTGTGTCTCATATCTATTAATAATTGTTTAGGTATATCTATTCTTATATGAAAATCAAATTTAAAATCTAATTTATCATTTGGAAATCCGAATCCAGATACAACTATACCTTTCGCTTTATTTAAATTTATATCCATATTAAATTTATTCCAATCAATCGCATCAGGATTATCCCAATCGACTACTTTTATATCGTTTCCAATATCAACAACATCATTAAAATCTTCTAGATAATAATCATTTAGATTTATAAATTTTAGTTTAAAATCTCGTTGTATATTTCGTGCTAATAATGTTTTACCACTACCTGAAAATCCAGATATTAATATTATTAATTGTTTATTAAATTTTATATATGCTTCAACTATATTCATATATTATAATATAATATAATATAATATAATATGATATAATCTATTATTATATTATAAATGGGTAGTTTATCAGATAATATTTTATTTAAATTAATATCAGGAGCTCATATAATATTTGTTTGTTTTGTAATTCTTGTTCCTTTTATGAATTCTAATTATTTACTTATGATGCATGCAATTTTATTACCTTTTGTTATGTTACATTGGTTATTTAATAACAATATGTGTGCATTAACATTAATGGAACAAGCATTACGCGAAAAAATAACTGGTGAAAAATTTGATAGAAAAAAATGTATTAGTGCTCGTATTATTGAACCAATATATGATTTTAAAACTAATCATAAAGACAGGGCAAAATTAATTTATGGTTTAACAACATTATTATGGTTTATTAGCATCGGTAAATTATATTATAGATATAAAATAGGATGTATAAAAGGATGGATGGATTTATTTATTATATAACTAAATAATTTTTTTATAAAAAAATTGATTTCTAAATTCACAATATATTTAATTTATATAATTATTTAATAAAAGTAATATAATAATAATGACTATGTGTATAAAATCTAATAATTTTGATAATAAAAAACTTGGCCTAGACAAACGACGTAAATTCGAGAATAATACACCAGTTGTATATCATCATCTTACATATAATTATGATTCACACGTTATAAAACGATTATATCTATTATCTGATTGGATTGAAATCGTCAAATTTAATTATATATATTTTGAAATTAATAACAGCGATCTTATAAAATTATTTAAAACTATCCATAACCATATTAAATTTCCAAATGATATAAAAAATAATGATATACAATTATCAGATGATTATGATGACGAAAATTCAGAACCAAAAAAACCATTTAATAAATCTCAAAATACTAATATCGATTATAATAACCTAATTACAATTAATAATATTAATAATATAAATGATATTGATATAGAAGAATCTGATTATACATATTATTCATTAATCTTAAAAGACAAATCACAATTAAAATTAATACCATCTAAAAAATCAGGGAAACCTGAATATATATTAGATAAAACAGAAAATTATAAAGAGATCGAAAGATATTTTCCAACAATAAATAAAAAAAATAATAATTTTAAAGTTGTTGGTAAATTTCTAATATATATTACCGTATCATGTTATGGTATGGATTTTAATGGTAATTCCTTTAAGATATATATTGATAGTGGTGAATTAAAATATGAAAAGACATATGTAGAAAATGACATACTTACATCAAAAGGTGTGTATAATGATATGATAAAACTTGATATATAATTTATTTAACTTGATAATAAAAATTGAATTTGTAATTATTAATATAAAATAATAACATATAAAATATTACCTATATTAATATATATAATGACTACACCGAATACCGTAACAAATACAAAAAGACAATTATTAGATCCGATTGGATCAATCTGTCATATAGTATCGTTAACATTTAAACCATTGAATACAAAAATTGGAATAAATAATCATGCAATTATTATTCAAGAAACACATATGTTTCAATGGTTAGATAGATATTGGAATGGTGATAACCGTGAAAATATTAGTCTATTATATAATATTGTTATTCGAGTTATTGAATGGTATATCTTACCATTAAGCAGTAAATATAAAAATATTAAAAATACTGATATGACAGAAGATGAGAGAAAAAAATTTTGGGAATGCTTAGAAAAAATGTGTAAATTCTTATGTGTAGCTTTTGATAAATTACAACATACATATTATACTGGTCCAATTCCAACAAATGTCGTAACAACTATACAATATTATATAAATCTATTAAACGATAGCCTTAATGGTTCATATACTCCAGATAGATTACCAAAATGTTTAAATGAAGCTGAAAATAAAAATTTCCTCGATTATGATAAAATTAAAATATTATGGAATGGTGATAAATTAAAACAAATATGTGACTTATATGAAAAATGTTTTGAAAAATTAAATTCTAGTGATAGAACAAAAGATGATCAAATCTCTGGTTACATGCAGGCAGTAGATAAATTATTGTCAATTCATGATAATCAATTTAGAGAATTAATTTGTTTGAGTAATGAAGGATAATTTTTTTATAAGATAAATTTTATTTATTTTTTAGATGATTTTTTTGAATCTTTTTTAGATGATTTTTTTGAATTTTCTTTTTCGTCTTCACGTTTTTGATATTCTTTAAATTTATCGATTAATTTTTTAAGTTCTTCTTTTTTTTGTTGTACTTTTTTTTCCATTTTTTTGACATCATTTACATAAAATTTTTTATAATCTGGATCTTCTTTATAATCATTAATTTCATCTTTTAGAGATAGAATTTCTGCTCGTATACTTGTAATCATTCTTATCATTTTTGATAATCTTTTTTCTGATTCTACAGCAATACCTTTAAATTCATCAATATATTTTTTATCTATTTTTTTTAATCCATAATATCTAACTTGTTTTGATTCGGCACATTCACGTGGAGTACCTAAACGTTGATTACTTTTTAATTCATCAACACCGCAATATATAACTTTAGATTTTTTAGACATATATATAATAATATAATATTATTTAATATTATTTTATTTACTTTAATATAATTTAATTTACTTAATATATTATATTATTATATATGTCTAACGAAAAATTACCGATTGATTTATCTGATAAAAATTTATATACAGATATACAACGTACCGACGTACCTTTAGATTTAGAAGATAAATATAAAACAAATAATAAACAAACACCACAATTTAATACAAATATAATTTTAATTAAAAATAAAAAAAATAACATGGTACGAAATTTTTTGATTGTATTGATAGTTTTATTAATCATATATTTTTTAATATATAAATATATGTGTCAATGCAAAAAATAATTTAGTTAATTTAGTTAATTTAGTTAATTTAGTTATAATTCAACAGAGAATAGATCAATCTCATTAATATAAGTTCTCAATGATGAAACTTTATTCATATAATATTTATAATCACAATTTTTTAATCCAATAATATTTCCTTTATTCAAAAATTTAACATTATATGTATCAAATAAAGTTTTATCACCAGTTGAAATTTTATTTATAATCTCATTAATATCTATAAATATATTATCATCATTTATTATATTTTTATAAATTTCCGGTATATTCATTTTTTTAATATTTGGTGTTATAAATAAATATTGTTCAAAACTATTCATAAAATCAGTTGCTTTTACGTAAGTATCATTATTAATATCACTTACCGATTGAAATAATTTATTAAATTCATTATTCTTATTGTAAACACTATTTATATATATTCTTAATTCATTAAAATAAGGAACATGATCATATTTATAATTCCATATTGATATATTATTTATATTTATATTTCTATTGTTTTTATTAAAATAATAATCAATTACCCAAAAGAATCCTTTAATATAATCTTTACAAATATAATTAATTGCTTCTGGAGTATAACAATTCATTACCTTCTCATAGTAAAATTTCTTTTTATCATCTATATATTTATCAGTATAAATTTTATACTCTGAATTTTTATATTTTAATTCAGTAATACCTATTTTATTCTCAGTATCAATACCTAAGTCTTTATAACTGTCCATTCTCTTTTCTAATTTATAAATCTCTATATCATATTGTGTAATTTCCATATCATCATGAGATAAATTATCTTTCATACATTTTTGATGAAATCTATCACTAATTACATCTGAATATTTTACTAATTTTAAACCACATTTATATGAATTTGTATCTTTTATTTTTTCTATAATTTTATCAATTATAGATTTAGTATATGTCTTTTTATCTACTGAATTATCATATGCTCCCTCTATTTTTATGAATTGATTAATGAAATTATCTTTATCTGAAAAAATATTTATAACATTATTAAAAATTTCATCTGAATTAGTATTTGGATTTAGTCTGATATACCGAATAATTTTATTAAATCCATGACAATATCTATTTAATCTATCTATAAAAAATGGTGTAACAGTATTCGGTTCAAGTATATCTGATAAATAATTAAAATTTTTATATTCTGATGATAAATATTTATCAAAAATTAATTTATCTTCATATTCACTAATTTTATTTATAATATTAATTAATACATCATAATTTATTTTTGTTATATTATTTTCTTCAAATAATAAATATATGTTATTACCTCTACACCAATTTAAATGTTTAACATATATATCTAATATAATATTTATACCATTTTTTATATTTAATGATTCTATTTTTGGTAAGAAATCATTTCCAAAGAATGTAAATAATCCAATAATATCATCAATTACATTATCCACATTATGATTATATTTTCTAAAATTATTCATTTTATTTATTATATTATTTAAAAGATTTTCTCTTAATTGACATATTGATATATTTTCAATTTCATCATAATTTTGATTATGACGTATTAAATTAAATGTATTATTAATATTTTGTTTTTTTAATTTATTTTGAAGTAATAGACTAATTAATACAACATCGGCGTCTGGACTAAATATTACATATGATCCTTCTTTTTTATAATTTAATATATGTTCCATAATCTTTTTTTCACCTTCGCCAAATTCATATGATGATGATATTTCTATATTTGTAAGATTAATATATTTTTCTTTCGATTTTGATTTATATTCTGGCGATATTAAATTATTATAAATCTCCTGAATACATAATGTCCATTTATTAAATGCACTATTTATTGATAAATAATATTCATTTAAAATCTGTCTTGGCTCATCAATTGTATTTCTTAGTCTATTAAAAATATTATCTTTTAAAGAATTAACAAGATATTTAATATATCTGCGTTTTTTCTTTTCGATTATTTTTGCTAATGATGGTGTACCATCAAATGCCATATATATATCTTTTATATCTGTTATAATAAATATATTTTGAATTATATTGTCAATATATGCATATAGATTTATTTTAAATAAGTCTAAAATTTTATCAGGATTCATATAATTACAATATTCTTCATAAGAATTAAAATTAAAATTATATTTTTGTTCAATTGAAATACATTTATCATCTTTTTTATTTATTATTAAACAATATAAATAATAATTAAAATCTGATTCTAAAATATCTGTAACTAAATATATTACAGAATTAAAATCAATATATAAATAATTACAGCTTATCTTATCATCAATATTTGTATTTGTATTAAATAATGTATTATTTGTTAGTTTATTTTTTTTAATTGTACTAAATAAATTTTCGATTCCCATACTTTTTAAATTTATATACTATTAATATATAAATTTATTTTTAAATTATTTTATCACAAAAAAAATTTATTAAATTAATCTGTTCACTATAAGTAATACTTTCGCACGGTGTTTCTAATATTAATGGTATATTTCTTTTAACAAAAAAATTTATAAATTTCATAAATGATAACATATTTTTTTTAGAAATATTTCCATCAGAAATATCAGCATGTCTATCTTTTTTTGAATTTAGATCATCTTTAGAATCATTTATATGTGCTACAACAATATTTTCCCATTTTAATGTATTTTCAATATAATTTTCTAATGTATCTACAAAATCATCATCGGCTAAATCATAACCAGAACTATATATATGGCATGTATCGATACAAAATTTTATTCTTTCTTTATGTTTATCATTAATTTTATTTCTAATTTCTCCAAGAATATTTAATTTAGAACCGACTTCTGAACCGCAATTTGCACCAGTCTCTAATATTATTATTGCATGTTTTGTTTCTTCTAAAACTTTATTTAGATTTGATACATAATTATTTAAGGCTTTTTCTTCGCCTAATTTTTCTGTGTCTTTTCCCATATGTATTATAACACCGATTGCTCTGATTTTATGTGCAATTTCTAAATCTCTTTTTAACAGAAAAATACTATTCTTTGCAATCTTATCATAAGATGATCTACATAGATTTATACAGAAACTACCATGTATAACCATTCCAATATTATTTTTTTTTATTATTTCTTTTACATTATCATCTAGTTTAAAATTATTATTAAATGAAAATTCACATGGATTGTGTGTAAATATTTGCATATAATTAGCTTTATTATCTATTAATCCAAATAATTTATCATAATCTAAAAGCCCACTTATATTATATCCTATTAAAGTCATTCGTATTTATATTGTTATAATTTATTAACTTTGATATATTTTGTTATAAATATTCAATATTTTTTACATCATAATTTATATTTTATAAATTATAATTTATATGTTATTAGAATAGATATAACTAGGGTTATACCAAAAATTATTGCTTTTGTATCTGTTTCTAATTCTGGCCAATTGTATAATAATGCGTTAATAAATATTAATGCAGATCCAAATATTAATGCATATTTAATTATTCTATTATATACTTTTTTATTTCCAAAAACTTTGTATGCTAATATAAACCCAACAATTGCTGCGACAAAATTTATCATTATAGATTTTTTTATTTTTTGAGCATATTCTAAATCTTTTGTTATGATCTGATTTAATTTGTTTATAAATAAAACATATAATATACCTATTGGTATAGCAATTAATATGTCCCTAACAAGTTTTTTATTACTCATTATATTATATTATTGTAAATTATATTATTGTAAATTATATTATTTACTAAAACTAGAATACATTGATTTCATATCAATAGTACAATTATCTAGACATTTATCTATCTTTGTTTCTAATTCATCAATTACTTCTTTCATAGTATGTGTATATATATTCATTTTAAATGATTCTTCATAGAATTTACTTTTAGTTTCCATAAAAAAAGTGAAACTTTCTTGTATACCAATATTTACTATTATATTTTTTGTTTCTTTTACATCTTTATTTATATCATTCAAAATATTATCAAAATCTATACATATCTTATATAGACACCCAAATAATTCTCCTATATTTTCTATTTGTTTTAATGGTTTTTTATCTGAATCACCTCCACCAATAAGCCAACTTATTAAAAATAACATCTTACCTAATTTACCATATGTTTTCTTTATATACAAAATAATATCATCTTTATTATAATGATTCATTGAGGCTATTTTTTTATATGTTTGTTCATTTATAGTCTTTAAATTTAATAGGTCACTTTTTTGCATTTTTGCAATAGGTCCAACTTTTTCATAGGTTATTATATCATAAATATTTTGATTAAAATATTCATATGTTTTTATAATAATATTATTTAATTCTTCTTGTTTTGGTGTATTTATAATACTAATATTATCATTTATTAATTTATATAATCCGATTGTTAAATTAAGATTTTGATTATTTAATCTATTATTTGATTCTAATATTATCATTAATATATCTACAGCTATTGAAAGAAAATATCCGTGACCTTTAAAATTTGTTTTTTTAGAATTGTGATTAAATAAAGTTGATACAATAATTCCTCCTAAATGATCTGAATCAGTTAACTTATTATATATTGTTTCTTTAAATTCATCCGAAAAATATGATTCAATATTTTTATTTTTTATAAATTTACTTAAACTTTCCTGATATCGAGAGATTCTGCTCATATTATTATATTATAATTTGTTTTACACAATTTAAACACAATTATTTTTAAGATAAAGTTAACTAAATTATTTTTAAGTTAACTAAATTATTTTTAAGTTAACTAAATTATATTAAAATATAAAGTTTATCAATAGTTCGACTCATCGCAGTATACATACATCTTTTCATTTCATCTTCATTACGATTTTTACTTATATCAGCAAAATCAACAAAAACATTTTTATAATTTGATCCTTGGGCTTTATGGCATGTTATAGCATATCCATATGATACGGATGCAAATGGATCAATATATTTTGAATAAAATTCTTTCCATAATGGTTGAATTAAAAGATTATCAATAGATGATAATTGGGTAGTTTCGATAATAGTTTGTCTAAATTTCTTAATCTCTTCTATTATATTTGTTATAATATTTTTATGTTTCTCTTTTTCATCATCAATAATAACATTAATTTCATAATAAGTATTATCATCTATTTTTAATACTTTTAATTTATAACATTTTATAACTATTTGGAGATTATTAATAGATTCTATGAAATTTTTATATTTTTTTTCAATTATTCTATAATTTTTTAATACTCTAACACTTTTATTTACTTTATCACTCATTTTTTCAATTTTATAATCTATTATTTCTATTTGATTTACAATAATTTTTTCACTAGTATTCATTTTGAATGAATTAATATTATAAAATTCATTTAATATAAGTATATCTCCAATAACATATTTATCAAGAATAGATTTATTAAACAATAATTTTCTACAATAATCATTATATTTATTTGTCTCATCATTTGTCCATGTTATAATAATTGTATCTGATTCTATTTTTATTATTGATTCAAAAATTCTATACCATTCTGTATTTGTTTTTATTAATTTATCGAATGGAAATATTTTAAAATTATCATCACAATAATTATTAATATTATACAAATCATCTGTGCCAAAGATCCAATCTCTCACTAAATTACATGCACTTATTATAGAATTATTTTTTGTTCTTATTACTTCTTTTAACACAAATATATTCATATTGATTATAATATTGCAAAATAATTCATAATTTTCTTTATTAATATTTATAATATATCTCTTTACATTATCAATTGATAATATATTCTTTTTATTCATAAATACAGAACTAAAGCGTTCATTTACTGGAGGTAATTGTGCAGGATCTCCTAAAAATATTATCTTTGTTTTAAATTTATTGATTTCTAATATTATATCAAATATTAAATTTATTGATACCATCGAACATTCATCTATTATAACAATATCATAATTATCTAATAAATTTTCTTTTTCTCTAACAAATATCATTTCTCCATCTATATTAAATTCAGTCTTGTATTTCATTAATCTATGAATTGTTGCAAAATCTATATTAATCTTGTATTTTTTTAATTTTTCTAAATTTGTCTCAAATGAATTCTTCTCATCAAATTCCATATCTAAAAATTTAAATATTTCTTTTATTGCTAATGCAAATTTATTTTTAATAACATTTAAAGCTTTATTTGTAGGAGCAGTAAATATAATCGACTTTATATATTTTTGGGTTAATAAATTTTTAATTAATTCCACTATGATTGTAGTCTTTCCTGTACCACCATATCCAAATAATCCATAAATTTTATCATGACTTTTTGATAAAAAGTATAATAATTCTGTAATTGCCTCTTTTTGATTTTGTGTAAATTCAATTGCTGAATTAAATAATAATCTTTCAAATATTATTTTATTCTTAAATATTATTTTGTTATCTTTATATTTTAATAAAGTTTTATATGTATCAAATATTATATGTTTAACATTCTCATCAAATGTATTTATAATATCAATATATTTACTAATGTTTAATAAATCTAGATCTATTAAATTAACATAATCATTCATTGATATTTTATTATCTCGTACATATGTTGCCAAGTATTTATTCAATTCAGTCATATATTTTTATATAATATAATTAAGTTTTAATCATATTATGTTATAAAAAAACAATTTTTTTAATCTGAAGATTTTTTCTTTAATTTATCTTTAGACTTTTTCTCTGGTACTGGTTCTGGTTCTGCTTCTTCAGCATCAGAGTCTACTTTCTTTGATTTAGATTTATCTTTAGATTTCTTTTCTGGTTCAGATTCGGCTTCAGCTTCTTCTTCAGCATCAGAGTCTACTTTCTTTGATTTAGATTTATCTTTAGATTTATCTTTAGATTTCTTCTCTGGTTCTGGTGCTGGTTTAGATTCGGCTTCTTCTTCAGCATCAGAGTCTACTTTCTTTGATTTAGATTTATCTTTAGATTTCTCCTTAGATTTCTTCTCTGGTTCTGGTTCTGGTTCAACTTCTTCGGCATCAGATTCTACTTTCTTTGATTTAGATTTATCTTTAGATTTCTCCTTAGATTTATCCTTAGATTTCTTCTCTGGTTCTGGTTCTGGTTCTGGTTCTGGTGTTGGTTCTGGTTTAACTTCTTCTTCAGCATCAGATTCTACTTTCTTTGATTTAGTTTTATCTTTAGATTTATCTTTAGATTTCTTCTCTGGTTCTGGTTCTGGTTCTGGTTCTGGTTCTGGTTCTGGTTCAACTTCTTCGGCATCAGATTCTACTTTCTTTGATTTAGATTTTTTCTTTGGTTTTTCTTCTTCAACATGATCTTTTTCATCTTCGCTATCATTATTTTCTCCAACTAGATTATCTTCTGTAGTATCTGGTTTAACATCAACACTTGCATTAGCTTTAGAACGATGCAGTGCAAGACGACGCATTACTTCTCCTACATCACGAAGAGATGTACCGGCTGATTCACGAATACGTGATAGTTCAACATAAACATCTTTTGCAGATTCAAAAAGTTTATTTATTTCTGAATTTTCATTAGGCAATTCTTCTGGAACTGTAGAAACAAAATTTGTTTTTACTGAATTCATAAGTTGTTCAACCGTTACAAATAGAGTAGATACATCTACTTTTTGAGTTTCGGATGTAGATTTAGTTGATTTTTGAGTTGATTTAGGCATAATTAATATATAGTAATTATATTCTTAAGTATATATTTTCAAAATATTAAAATATCAATTTTTTTGAAAGAAGAAAATTGTATAAAATCCATGTAAAATCGTGTTTATAAAATTTATTTTTTATATTATTTAAAAATATAAATGTTTTCAAAAGAGAATTTTATAATGTTATCAGTTAATACAATTATTAGTACAATTGTAATATTTATTCTATTTAAATTACAAGATAATAAAATAAGATATTATTTCAAAAGATTAGATAAAAAATTAAATTATAATAATACACAAAATATTGATTTATATGATAATTTACAAAAACCATCTAATTTATCTAATAACTTTAATGTATCAAAATTACCGAGCGATCATGTAAATAATAATGATATAGATAGTTATATTGATCCATTAGAAAATGATTAATTGAGTTTTTAACTAAAATATTTTTTATAATAAAAATATATAAATGAATGATACTGTATTTAAAATTTTAATATTAGTAATTTTATTAGGAGTCGTATATTGGTATTATATAAATCATTATAAAAAAAATAATGATAAACATATTAATAAAAAAAAGAAATCTAAAAAACAAAAAAATAGAAAAAATAGTGACGATATTACAAATATTTCAACTATATCAAGTGTTATATCATCATTCTCTTCATTTGCAAATACTAATGATAAATCAAATAATTCAGATGATTCGAATATGTCATCTTTTGATATGTCTAATGATATGTCGAATGATATGTCTAATATGTCGTCATTAGATTTATCTGAATCTAAAACTGGATATAGTGATATGTCTATTGATATGTCTTCCGATATGTCTTCTGATATGTCTTCTGATGATTCTGATTAAACTCAATTATAAATCTAAATTTTTAATATTTTTTTTTTACTTCTTTCAAAAAAAAAATTGAAAAACAAATACAATCTGTTATAAGGAGATATTTATACTAATATATTATAATGAATCTATCTCAAAATACTAATGCCCTTACAAATACAACAACAGATGAACAAACTACAAAACCAAAAAAAACAACAAATATAGTTAATGTTGGATTGGAATTCAAAGAAAAGCCATTCCGAAAATGGCTGAAAGAATATTATATTCGTCAAGACAAGAATTTTAATTTTAAAAATTCACATTATGTATTTGCTACAGTTAATCAAATACTTACTTTTAATTTACTAAATGGTATGAGTGAATATTTTAAAAAAACAAATCATGGTTTTTATGATGTAAAACTTGATGATATGATTACATATATAAAGTTAACACCATTCATAAATCAAACATATAATTTTATAATTTCACGGTACGATGATAATATTGATTATCAAAAACAACTATGTATTGATAAAAAAGTTTTTGATGAGTATATTACAAAAAATATATTTCATGATAATTTTAGAATTAATCTTAACAAACAAAGTATGAATTTTCTAACATATATTCTCGTACAAACAAATATATTACTTGCAAATACTGCGAAGCATCTAGCTCTTTTTGGTAATAAGAAAAGTATTTCAGATTCGGCAGTACTTCATTCTTTACATATTCATTTTAGTGGTAAACTATTAGATGATATCCTAAAAAAATATGATTCGGTTTCAACACTTCTTAAAAATAAAGAAAAAGAAGATTCTGAAAAAGGAGAAAAAGGAGAAAAACAAGATATTATATTAACAAATGTTGATATAGATAATGATAATGATAATGATAATGATAATGATAATGATAATGATAATGATAAACAAGAAGATTCAGATAAAGAAGAATATGACAAAGAGGATTCAGATAAAGGAGAATCGGATAAAGAAGAATCTGACAAAGAGGATTCAGATTCTGATTCTGAAGAGAAAACTGTTTCTAAAACTGTTTCTAAAACTGTTTCTAAAACTGTTTCTAAAACTGCTTCTAAAACTGCTTCTAAAAATGAAAGTAAAACTAATACTAAAACAGTCCCCAAGAATATACAATCAGAAACCGAAAAACCTAAAAAAGTTGTAAAGAAGAAATAATTATTTTTGAGAGATTAAAAAATTGAAAAATATATATTTTATTTATGTAATATAATATATATAATTATTATATATATATATTATTTTATGAGTTCAAAAAATATAGAAACATTAGCAAATCGTAGATTCTTATGCAACAAACCTAAACAATCAGATACAGATTTAATAATTAATACCCCGAATAACACAAATAATAAAAACTATAATACTCATAATAAAACATATAACAACACATATAACAACACATATAACTTTTTATCATTATATATTATTGTGTATTTTTATATGGTTTTTTCAATAAATATTGTTGTGTAAACCTCAATAATTTTTCTTCTAAGAGAAAGTTTACTTTAGTAAACTCCCTCTTTCAATAAAAATTGAATAATATATTATTTATTAATAGTTAACTATAATATTTAACTATTATACCCATAATATAATGAAACTCAATATTGTAAATTATAATCCTGATGTTGCAGATAATATTAAAAATATTGATCAGTTAATTGAACTTTTAAATGATTTTAAAATAAATATTAAGAAAAAAAATTATAGACCATATCAAAATTTTCTTGAACGACTTAATAAATATATAACATTCTCTTCTACAAGTTTTCAAAAAGAACTTGAAGAAGATAAGAATGAAAATATGGATTCTGATGATGATAATGATAATAATAATGATAATGAAATAGATGAAAATATATCGATTACATCAATTTCAGATTATGAAGATTATGAATATATTAATGAAGAAACTATTCAAATAGAATTATTTGAAGATATTTGCAGAAAAAAATATAAGACTTATATGAATAATGTTTTTGATGTAGATGTCATTAAAATATTTTCTTAATTTATTTAATAATAAATAAAATTGATTTTTTTATATTTTAAACTATAATTTAGTTAACTTAATTATTATATATAATATAATTAAGATGCGTATTACAAAAGCTCTATTAAAAGAAATTAATGCTGATCCAGCATCGTATGCAACATATACCGATATAAAAACATTGGTTTCAGTTTTAGAAAAATTCAATGAAGCATATCATTCTACAGATAAACCAATCATTACCGATCAGATATATGATATATTATATGATAAATTAAAAGAAAGAGATCCTGAAAATATATTTTTTAAAAAGATTGGCGCTAAAGTAAAAATAACAAAAGAAGAAGTTAAAATACCATTTCCGATGGGTAGCCTTTCAAAAATAAAACCAGATACTGGATTTTTAGAACCTTGGTTAAAAAAATATAAAGGTCCTTATGTAATAAGTGATAAATTAGATGGAGTGTCTGCACAAATATATAATGACCCAAAATTAGGATTAAAAATGTATACCAGAGGTGAAATGACAGATGCTGGTAATATTGGACAAGATATTTCAGATCTAATGAAATATATTGATTGTGGTTCTGTTGAAAATATACCATCAGGTTGTAGTGTAAGAGGTGAACTTATTATTAATAAGAAAGATTTTGAAAATGCAAAATCTCCATACAAAAATATTCGTAATGCAGTGATTGGTGTAGTTGGAACTAAAAAAAATCTGGATATATCGTTTGCAAAATTAATTAAATTTATGACATATGCTATTATCTATCCAGAATATAAACAAGATGAACAATTGAAATTATTAAATAAATATAAACTTCATGTAGTAGAATATCAAATTAAAAAAAAACTAACTGAAGAAGAATTAAAAGAATATCTTATTAAGAGACGAAAAGAAAGTGATTTTATGATTGATGGTCTTGTAATTGTAGATTCATCTGCTTCTTATAAGGTACCTATAGGTTATCCAGAATACGCTTTTGCTTTCAAAATGGTTCTAGATGATCAATTTACTATTACAAAAGTTAAGAAAGTTATTTGGGAACCAACTATGGATTCTTTCTTAAAACCGGTTGTAGAAATAGAACCAGTTGATTTAGTTGGAACAACCGTTACAAGAGCAACCGCACATAATGCAAAAACTGTATTTGATAATAAAATTAATAAAGGCGCGGAGATAAAGATTATTAGAAGCGGTGATGTAATACCATATATTATGGAAGTTACTAAACCAGCAAAAGAACCATCTGTGCCAACAATACCTTATAAATGGAATGAGACTGAAGTTGATTATGTAATTGATTATGATAAAAATGTTACACAAGAAGTAAAAGATATAGTTCAGCAAAAAATAATTCTATACTTTTTTAGAAGTATTGGTGTAAAATATTTAAGCGAAGGTATTATTGCAAAATTATATGTAAATGGATATAAAAGTATTGCAGATATTATAGGAGCACCAGAAGAAGATTTATATGATATAGATGGATTAGGAGAAAAATCTATTACTAAAATCTATAAAGAAATATATGACAGATTAGATAAATTACAATTATATCAATTTATGGCTGCATCTCATATGGATAGAGGGTTAGGAGAAAGAAAAATAAAAGAAATAACTTTAAAATATCCAAATATCATGAATGAAAAATGGGATAGAGATGAATTTATTGAAAAAATAAAATTGGTTGATGGTTTTTCTGATAAACTTGCAGAAAGATTTTCTGATAATTTTAAATATTTTAAGAAATTCTTCAAAGAAATAAACGATGTATATGATTTATCACATTTATTAAAGGTTAAAAAAGTAGAAAAATTAGGAGATTTATTCAAAGATAAATCTATCTGTATGACCGGTACTAGAGATAAACAGATAACAGAATTTATAGAAAAAAATGGAGGTAAAATATCATCAAGTGTATCATCAAAAACTGATTTATTAATTCACGCCGACGATGCTGATAAATCAAGTAATAAATTCACCAATGCAGTAAAATATAAAATTGAGACTATGAGTGTATCAGTATTTAAGAAAAAATATCTTTTAACTTAAATAAATTTTTTTATTATAAAAATTATTTTTTTTAATTTTTTATATTCTTAGTTTAGTATGAAAATCCAGCGGAAAAGATTATGTTCCGATGACCATATCGAGAGTTATAATAAAGAAATCAAATTAGATTCAAATTATATTATTTGTATTTCCAATACATGCACTCATACTAAAGCTTCCAAAATAAATATTAATAAAATAGATAATATTAAAGATTTAATAAATCTTGGAGAAAAATATAATTGTGTTTCCAATAAAGAATATAATGGAATTAATCTTAGAATATTAAATAATCTAATTGAACCATTATCTGAATTAGATAAAATGATAGGTTTAGAAGAGATTAAGAATAAACTTATAAATCAAATATTATATATATGTCGTGGTTATAATTCTATTCCTTGTAATGATTGTATAGATTGTAATTTGCAAATCCAGTGTTGTTCCAATTCAAAAGAAATGTTACATACAGTTATCACCGGATCTCCTGGAGTAGGTAAAACAGAATTTGCAAAGGTTCTTGCAAAAATATATGCAAGATGTGGATTTGTAAAGAATGATAAATTAATAGAAGTATCTCGTAAAGATTTAATATCTGGATACCTTGGTAGAACTGCTAAAAAAACAATGAAAGTATTTAAAAAAGCAAAAAATGGTGTATTATTTATAGATGAAGCATATGCTTTAGGAAATACCGGAGATCAAGATACATATTCTAAAGAATGTATAGATATTATTAATAAAAATCTATCAGAAAATAGAGATACTATTTTAATTATAGCAGGATATAAAAAGGAAATAGATGAATGTTTTTTTAGAGTTAATCCAGGTTTGCAAAGACGATTTCCATTCATATATAATATTGAAGGATATTCAGGTGAAGAATTGTTTAAGATATTAGAATTAAAAATAAAAAATAATAATTGGACTATTTTTGATAAAGATTATGATAAGATAAAAAATCACATAATAAAAAATAAAAATAAATTTAATAATAATGCTGGTGATATGGAAACATTATTATTGAAAGCAATGATAAAAAATTCAAGAAATATTAATTCTATAAATTTTATATTAAAATATGATGATTTTATTTAGTTAATTTAGTAATAATTTAGTTAATTTAGTAATAATTTAGTTAATTTAGTAATAATTTAGTTAATTTAGTAATAATTTAGTTAATTTAGTAATAATTTAGTTAACTATAACACATGTTTACCATTAACTAATAAATTATTAACAGAAATATTTTCCAATCCTGAACCTGATTGTATAATAATTTGTTGTGTTTGTTTATTAAAACCTAAAATTTTAGCATTGTTACCATTATATGTAATATAAGTTGATTTAATAGAATTTCCTCCAATTTGTTTGATTAATTCTTTTGCTTGTTCTTTAGTTAAATTTATATAGCCACCTTTTTTAGTTTTTGCATGTTTTTGTTTTTCTGTTTGTTTTTTTTCTGTTTGTTTTTTTTCTGTTTCATCTTTATTACAATTACAGCAGTTAACAAACTGTTTATCTTTTATAATATTATCATATATTATCATTACTTGAGAACAAGCATCTATATATTTGGTAATTTCATCTATTATTGGTTTATTAACTTTTTCTTTTTCTTTTATTTCTTTTTGTGTATATATATATATCGGATTACATGAATAATAATATGCACTAACGTCTGTTGTTCCTTTGTCTTTAAGTTTTTGTTCATATTCTTTATTTTGTGTATCTTTACATTCTTTCATTTTTGTTATTTGCACATAAGCATCATTATTATGTCCCCAATACTCCTTTTCCAAATTATATGTTTTAGGTATAACAGATCGATACACTGTATAATCATTTTTAAGCTTTTCTAAAGATTCTTTTTTTTCTTTTAATTTAGAAATAAAATCTGAGATATTATTAATATTATCAATATTATCAATAATTAAGGATGGAATTGTTACTTCGCCATGTTCTATATCTATTCTATATGAATTTAATTTTGTAAGTAATTTTGATAATATTTCTTTTTTTTCATCGTTTTGAATATTGTGTGGTTCTAACATTATTCCTATTTGCATTATATATTCATCAATACCCGAATCAATATGTATTTTTTCCCAATTTATTGAATATGCTAATTTTTTTTCTGTAAATTTTTTTAAATTTGCAATCGCATCATTCAATTGTTCTTTTTTATCATCACAATATTTGTCTCTATCTCCATTATGGTATTGACATTTATCCATTACATCTACTACTCTATTTTCAGATCCTCGTTTTGTAAGTCCAGTAGAAACTAATTTTGTGCCTGTTACATATTCTGTATCATCATATTTATATCCATATTGACAAGTGTTTAAATTTAATGTGTTAGTATTACTCATTCTTGTATATAATTTTAGAAAATAAAATAAATTTATATAACAATTAGTTATTATATATTATATTATAATGAGCCGAAGATTTAAAAGAACAATATCAAGATTAAGTGATTCAGAAGACGAACATAATCCCCTTGCAAAAATATCTGCATCACTTACTGAGAATTTATTTGAAAATCTATTTCAAAATAATAAAAAACATAAAAAAGATGAAGAAGTATATCGTGAATCGAATCATATTTATTTTAAAACAGAAGTCACTGTAGAATCTGTTGATTTACTTTTAAAATTAATGAGAGAATTTGAAGACGAAGTTAAATCAATAAAAGCTGATTGTTATTCTAAATATTTTGTTGAACCTGAATTATTCGTTCATATATCGACATATGGTGGTTGTCTATACTCAAGTCTTATGTGTTATGATACTATGAAATCAAAACCATATAAAATCGTCACTATTGCCGAAGGTTATGTTGCATCTGGTGGTACTATTATGATGTTAGGTGGTAATAAAAGACAAATACAAAAATCAGCAGTAATGTTAATCCATCAACTCTCTACTGGTATGTATGGTAAATTTGAAGAATTAAAAGAAGATTTTCAAAATTCTGAACAAGATATGAAACGTCTTGTTAAAATTTATCATTCTGAATTAAAAGGTAAGATGACAAAGAAACAAATTGAAGAAGCATTAAAACATGATTATTGGTGGGATGCTGATACATGTATTAATAAAGGATTATGCGATGAATTATATCATTATTAAATTTAAATATTAAAGAATTTTTGTAATGAATAACCACCCCCATATTGTGCAACTTTTTTATTATCATATAATAATGCTCCACCAACTACTAATAAACCAAATATAACATTCATTGATAAATTTTGTTTATTTATATTTTCTATTTTTTTCTCTTTATCTAACCCATTAAGTGTTTGATCTTTTGCAATTATCATAATCTTTTGTTTATTATAATAATCCTTCAAATAAAATAATACAAGTAATGATAATATACCCATAACATAATTTTTATTCATTTTAGTTGATAATATAAATACAAAATATATAATAAAACCATATATTATTAAATCATAAATATTTAAATCAGAATATACCAATGTTAATAAAACTATTATAGTTACGAATATTATAATATGTTTTAATATTTTATTATTGTTTATATTATCTATTAGATGTGCATTTAATTTTGTGGATAATAGATTTGCCATTAATATCAAATAGAAAAACATTAATACTTTTATAGGAGATACATTTAGTGTAATATTCATATATATTATAATTATATTTTATTATTTTTGACATTTTTGTTTAATTTCTTGAATATTTGATATTAAATATAAAGTAATATTATCATTGGATCATCGCAAACAGTCATATTATATCATAAGTAATTATATAAAAATTATTTAATAATATAATAATATAATATTATAATATTATTGTATAACAATGCAATTAATCGAATATATTATTTCAAATAATACAGTAAAACTATGTGTTATATTTTTTATAATTATGATTTTTATTTTTACAGATTTATATGATAATAGGAAATATGATTTATTAAATTACAATAATAATATTACAAATACGCATAATATAAATAGTACAAATACAAATATTACTGAATGTAATAATTCTATTGAATGGATTTACTATTATAAAAATATAAATTTTATTTTAGGTATAATTTTTATATTATTAAGTAGTGTTATAAAAAATAATACATATACAAACACAAATATAGAAATACATAGATTAAATTTATATTTTTTTGTATATCTATTTATAACATATATATTTGGGTTTGTAATATTATTAAATAATTATTTATATGATTGTTTCAATATGATTATTAATTCTAATTCATATAATTTTTATAGTTTTATTGTTAATTATTCTGTATTTATTATATTAGGTATGTTTTATATATTAAAATCATTCTGTTCAAATTTATTATCATGTAATTGTTTTGTAACTCGTAATCAAGTATATAACCCGCCTCAATATAAAACAATTGTTTATAAACTACCATCATATGATGAAATATCAAATGATATATTACCACAATATAATCAACAAATTAATCAACAAAGTAATAATAATCATTCCAATGTTTAATAATAAAAATTGAATTTATAACATTTTATTAATATTACCTTTTAATTAATATTATTATATTAAAATGCCTGCTAAATCTGTAAAATCTACTGATTCAAAAACCGAAAAAGTTAAACAGACAAAAAAACAACAAAAAGAACTAAGTGAAAATGAACATTCTGAAAATGAACACACTGAGCAAAGTGATCAACGTGATGAAGAAGTTGTTGTAGAAAAAAAAACAAAAGCAAAACAAACCAAAGCAAAAGAAACTCCAGCGAAAAAAACTACAAAAACTAAACAAAAAGAACCCGAACCCAAAGTAGAACCACCAAAAGAATCAATAAAAGAACAATCTGATAATGAAGATAATGATAATGATAATGATAATGATAATGATAATGATGATAATGATGATAATGATAATGATGATGGAGTGCAGGAATGGCATGCTCAATTATCAGATGATGATAAAAAACAAACTGAACAACCTCAAGTATCAACTTATAAATCGAAACGTTTTGACCATATGAAATCTGATCACATGAAATCTGGTAAAATAAAACCAGATCTTTATCGAACAACATTTTCTCGTCCATTTCGATTATCATTGAATGCAACATCTAATGCATCACCTACACAAGAACCAACGCAATATAAACAGCGAGATAATCGAGATAATCGAGAACTCCGAGATAATCGAGATAATCGAGATCATAAAGTTAATGTAAATAAAGTTAGTAAAGCACTAAAATTTTCATATAATGATTATGATCATGTTGTAAATCCAGTTCATGAAGTATCAAGTGAAGATTTACTACGAGTAGTTATTGCACGTTCTTATAAAGAAGGACAAATGAGTCTTAAGAGATGTCTCGAAAATGTACTCCGTGCAATGAATCATGAATGTAATTTTCCATCACTTCCATCTAGACCACATTTTAATAAAAATGTGAATAGTAATGTTAATATTAATGAAAATAATGTTGAACAAGATTGAGTCAACTAAATAATTGTTGTTTATTTTATTTTTTTATTTTTTATATAATTTTATAATATATGAAATATCCGGATATTAAATCTGATAATTTTAATAAAAATATAAATACAATCTATAATAAATATAAAATACCACAAAAAAAGAAATCATTTAATGATATTTGTATGCCAAAAAAATATGAATTACAATTACCACAAAAATTTTTAGCAGAATTTCTTAATCCAAAAACACCATATAAAGGGATATTAGTATATCATCGAATCGGTGCAGGTAAAACATGTACTGCTATTCGTATTGGAGAGGGTTTTAAAAAAAAGAGAAAAATAATTGTTGTATTACCTGCATCATTAAAAGGTAATTTTAGAACTGAATTACGTAGTATGTGTGCCGGCAATGAATACATTACTGAAGCAGAAAGAAATACATTAAAAAAATTACATCCATCCGATACAAAATATAAAGAAATTATTAAAAGAACTGATGATAGGATTGACGAATATTATGAAATATATTCATATAATAAATTTATCGAGCATATACAAAACAACGAAATTAAATTAAAAAATACATTGTTAATAATAGATGAGATTCAAAACATGGTTTCTGAAGAAGGTACATATTATACAGAATTATATAAATTGATATCTAAAGCACCTGATGATTTACGTATTGTATTATTAAGCGCTACTCCAATGTTTGATAAACCAAATGAATTAGGTTTGACTATAAATTTATTACGTCCAAAATCAGAATTCCCAGTTGGCACAGAATTTGATAAAAAATTTATTAAAACAACACAAAAATCAAATGGTGAATATAAAACATATATGAAAAATGTAGATAAATTTAAATCAATAATAAAAGGTTATATATCTTTTTTTAGAGGAGCACCTGCATATGTATTTCCAGAAATGAGAATTAAATATGTTAGATGCGAAATGTCTGATTTTCAATATGCATCATATAAAGCTATTTTAAGAAATGAAGAAAATACAAATATAAAAAAAATAAAGAAAAAAGTTAATAAAAATTTAAATGTATCCGAATTACCAAATAATTTTTTCTTGGGTACACGTTATGTATCTAATATAGTATTTCCAAATAAAAAAGTAGGTGATGATGGTTTAGATTCATTTACAAAATTAAAGATATTAAATGGTCTTGAAAAATATTCAACAAAGTTTCATAATATGATTAATAGGATCAATAAAACATCTGGTAAAATATTTATTTATTCAAGTTTTAAAGAGTTTGCTGGATTAAAAAGTTTTATAAAAGTATTAGAAGCATATGGTTATAAAGATTATGCACAATATGGTGAAGGTACTAAACGTTTTGCAATATGGTCTGGTGATGAGAATATGAATTATAAAGAAGAAATTAAATCAGTTTATAATATGGAAAATAATCTTAATGGATCAAAATTAAAAATTATTTTAGGTTCATCATCAATTAAAGAAGGCGTATCTTTTAAAGGAGTTAGACAAGTTCATATAATTGATCCATACTGGAATCTTCCACGATTAGAACAAGTTATTGGTCGTGCAAGTAGATTTTGTTCACATAAAGATCTTCCACTTCAAAAACGAAATGTAAAAGTATATATATATATAGCAGTAGCACCTGATGAGAACGAAGATGAAACTATAGATCAATACATTTATAAATTATCAATGAGAAAAAATAAACTAGTTAATGAATTTGAAATAGCAATTAAAGAAACTGCGGTTGATTGTGAGTTAAATTATAATGCAAATAAAGATCCAAACAAACCAGATGAATACGTTTGTGATAAATAATTTGTTAACTAAATAATTTGTTAACTAAATAATAATTCCTGTTTTATTTTTTTTATTATCATATAATTATAATAAGAAATGGTTTCTTTTCGAGTTATTGTTGATAGATTACGATCAAAATTTTTATTACGGAAATTCTTAAAAAGTTTAAGTGAATCAACATTTATTGATGATCTTAATGATATTGTAAATACTGATTATTCATTATTTTGTTCAGAGGATAAAATTTTAATAAAAAAATTTGATATGATTCAAGAATATATTTGTAAAAAAAGTATTATACTAGAAGTTGATAATATATTAAATAATTATTATAGATGGTATAAATATGATCAAACAAGTATGTTTAGATTAACTTCAAAACATTTATTATCAGCATGGATGATAAATTATTGTCCTACTATTATATTAGGAAATCTTGATTCTAATGAAAAATATTATCTTAATGTTTATGCTGAAAAATTAATAATGATATTAACAAATATGACAAATATAATAAATATAAATAATACAAATTTAACAGAATTGAATAAAACAATATTACATTATACTGATTGTATCAATATTTTTCTTGAAAAAGATAAAATAGATAAAATAAATCATTATACCGCTGAATGGATATCTCTTGATAAATCATATGATATGATTTCAAACTCAAAAAAATATGATATAATACAAAAAGAATTAATATTAATTAATATCAATAAAGATAAAGAATTAATAGAAAAACATATTAAAATATTTATGAAAAATTTTGATTTTGATAGATTAAAAAAAATTATTGATATTAGTAAAAATATATCTAAAAAAATAATAGAAAATTATAAAGATATTATATATAAAGATATTAAAGATCAACATTATGAAATTAGTTCAAAATTATTAACTGAAATAAAAAAATTTATATTGTTGTTTAATAGAAAGAATGATCTTAATAAAAATGAAATATATGAAAAGATAGATATTGATTACTTTATACATTTATTAAAAAATAATGTTATTAAATTAGATGATATTAAACAATTTGGAGATTATATTATTAAAAAAATCTGCGAGATTGGTAGTATAAGTTGTGAAGAAGAAAATATGATTAAATGGAATGAAATAATAAATATATATGATACAGAATATTCAAATTTTATATATTTGATTTCTGATATGATGATATTTGCATTACAACTAATTGAAATAATAAAAAATGAATTACTTGATTACGAATTTCTTATAAAAACTATATTACAAAATCAAAATTAAAAAATTAATAATATTATTCGTTATATGCCATATATTCTGGATAAGAATTTTCTTCGTATCTAGTATAATTATGTGATTTATAATTATCTAAACTATTAAAGACATCAACATAATCTCTATGATTTTCACATTGTGCAGTTATTTTTGATGGATGATTATAATCAATTAATTGTAATTCTTGTCTGTCATTTTGATCAAGTTCCCTTTGTACTTGTTCTATATTTATAGGCTCTTTTTCAGATTCTTTTTGTTTCTTTTTATTTTTTTTACGACGTTTTTTATCTTCTTTTTCTAATTCATTTTTTATATTATCTATTTCATCTGAATCAAAATATGTTTCAGTACTTGCTGATATTAAATTCTCATGATTTGATATAAATACATAATCAAGTATAATATAATAAACCATAATAACCAATGTATTTGCTAATAATATTTCTCCTTTCATTATACTTTGATATCTGAGAAATAAATAAACTATCACAAAAAATGTTATATATTTTATAAGAGGATGATATTTGTATTCCATATAATATTATTATATATAATTTTTATGATAATAAAATAATTAACTAAATTAATAAAGTAATTTAACTATAAAAATGTTTTACGCTATCGGGTATATCTTCTGTTTTCTTTTTATTTGATATAAATTTATCATATGCATTATTTATATCTTCTTTAATTAATATTTTTTTATATGAATTTTTCTTTCCAATAACTCTACTTGAATAAACCATCTTACAATTCATAACTAATGTTTCTATATCACCTCCAAAATGTTTGAAATTATTTTTATTAACCTTGAAAAAATCATTTAGATATTCATTTGTAATATCTTTGTTTAATCTCCAGTCTATTTTTTTTATCTTACTTATAAATATTTCAGTTAATTCTTTTTCATTATATCCTTCTATTTGAAATCTAAATGGAAATCGACGTCGTAATCCCTCATTAATTGAAAAAAATGTTTTGTCTAACTGATCTGAATAACCAGCTATTATTACGATTAATTTTTTCTTCTTTTCAGTTAAATTTTGATTTATCGTATCTATACATTCTTTAGAAAATGAATCTCTATTATCGTTATCTCCTAGTGAATATGCCTCGTCAATAAATAATACACCACCCTCTGCTTCATCAATAACTTCTTGTGTCTTGTGAGCAGTATGTCCTAAATATTTTCCGATTAAATCGGTACGGCGTACTCGTTTAAATCGTTTAGAAGGTATAATTTCTAATGCACTAAATATATGTGCAAGTATACGTCCGAGTTTTGTTTTACCAACACCAGGTGGTCCTTCTATTGATGTATGAAGCATATCTGAATTATTTTTTTCAAATCCTTGTATATAATATAATATCATATCTAAAACTTCTTTTTTTATTTTTTCCATACCTATAATCTTTTTTAATTTACCTAATGGTTCAATTAGGTTAACTATTTTTTTTATATCAATAGTATATTTTTTTCCATTATATTCATAAAAATATTTTGTTAATGTATTTAAATTATTTGTTTCTTTGTTATTATTTTCTATATTATTAGTCTCTATATCAATATTTGAATTTGTATTTATATTTTTAATATTAAATTTAGGGGTTATTGTTAAATCAAATATTCTTGGTATTTTAGATATTTTTGTTTTCTTTTTTGGTTTTTCTTCTTCATTATCATCTTTATTATCATCTTTATCATCTTTATTATCATTTTTATTATCATTTTTATTATCATTTTTATTATCATCTTTATTATCATTTTTATTATCATTTTTATTATCATCTTTTTTTTCTATATTTTTAGATTTAAACATATCTGAAAAAACTTTTTTACAAATATCATCAACTATTTTATCAGTAGTTTCCATTTCATCTGAGTTTTTAATTTCAGAATTATTTTCTTTAAAAATTTGTCGGTATTTTAATCCTATATTAATTAAATCATCAATGTTATTAATTTTCATGTCTATTTCAATTATATCATTGTCTTCATTATTTTCATTGTTTTCATTATCAGAAATACTTTCATATATATCAACGTTCTCATTATATTCATCTTCACTATCAATTAATTCATTTGTCTTTGCTTTTTCATTCATATTATTCATATTATTCATTCCACCAAGCATATTTAATAGAGGAAATATTGGTGGCATACCTTGCATATTATTTCCACCAATTTGTATTATTTTTGTTTCTATCTCTGGTTCTGAATCTTGATCATTAGATTTGTTTGTAGAATTATGTGTAGATTTATTTAATTTATCTATTTTTTTATATGCATTATTTATTCGTGAATTAAAATTATTAAATTGTTTATTACAATTAGATTTTATTTCAGATATATCTGATTTTAATTTATTTATTTCTATGATACTAGTATCAATATAATGATTTGCAATATTTATATCTGTTCTATTATGATAATTTAGTACTTTTAACTGTAATAAATCCTGTATCATCATATCTATATTGGCATAGCCATCATTATATTGTTGATTATGTGGATTAAATTGTGGATTAAATTGTGGATTATATTGAGGATTGAATTGTGGATTAAATTGTGGATTGAATTGTTGATTATATTGAGGATTGAATTGTTGATTATATTGAGGATTGAATTGTGGATTATATTGAGGATTAAATTGTGGATTATATTGAGGATTAAATTGTGGATTATATTGAGGATTAAATTGTGGATTATATTGTGGATTTGGTTGTATTGATTTTATTGGTTGTATTGGTTGTATTGGTTGTGATACATTATTTTTAGAATTATCATCCATTATTATAATTAATATAAATATAACTTTATATTATTATTTAAAATACTTTATTTTCAATTTTTATTTATTTAAGTAACTTAACTATTTAACATAATTAAATATGTTATATGCCAGATAGTAATATGCTTGACCTGTTAGATTCAAACTGTGGTGTTGAATCTAATACAAAAAATTATTATTTATATCAAAATTCACAGTTAATTAAAAAAACTGAATCATTAGAATATGCATTTTTTTGGATATTAAATAATTTTATTAATACTCCAAATAATAATTTACAAATAAATATTACAAATTCTTATTTTGATGATTATGCATTTGAAACTATAAAAATTTTAAATAATAAACTAGTAAAATTTAATAATCTAATTGATAAAACCGATAATAAAAATGAAACAGATATAATTACAACTTATTCACCATATGATTTAGATTATTTTAATAAACTAGAACTATCTCTATTATATCAAAAAATATATAATAAAAAAACTAAAATACAAACACCATCACATGTATCTGCACCATTACCTGCATCATTACCTGCATCATTACCTGCACAAACACAAGCACAAAATATAATATTAGAAAATAATATTAAATCTGATGAAATTAAAAAAATGATATCAGTATTAGAAAAAGAAAAATCTGATGTAGAAAAAAATATTAAAAAGAGAGAAGATGAATGGATGGATAATGATTGTAATATTAAATTTGAAAAAATGCAAATACGTAAGAGAGAAGAAAGATTAAAAGAAAAATACAATATATTTTTGAATGATATAAATATTTATAATAAACTCGGATCAGAAACAAATTTTTCAGAAGATTTTATACCCCATTTATTCTGTGCAAAATATTATATATTAAAATATCTTTTTGCAAATAAATATTTTGATAATGAAGACATAAAAAATCCATCTGATGAATTATTTACTTTATATCGTTTTTTATATGTATATCTTAATAAATCAAATGACAACAATGATGAAGATACAAAAAATACGATAGATGATGATCTTGAACGAAAGAAAAAAAATGACAAACATCACGAAGATAATGATTTTAATGATATGGATAGTGTATATAATTATATATATAATGATATATTTACAGATTTCATTGATTTTTTACCAGATGATAAAGAAATTATTACAGACAAACAAATTATGAAAAATATAAATATAAAAGGCGATAATGATATGTTTAAAGAAAATACTGGTTACGAATCCGAGACCGGAACTGAATTAGAAACAGAATCAGAAACAGAATCAGAATCAGAATCAGAATCAGAAACAGAATCTATTAATTCTGAATATATTGAAACAGAATTAATTAATGAATTTAAAAAATCAATAGATAAATATATAATCCTAAAAAAAGAAAATGAAAATCCATCAAGTGATTTTGTTAATAAATATAATATAATAAAATATTTATTTAAAAATGGTCATCTAGAACCAACTGATATAGATGAAAGTATTGATGATTGTGTATATCTATATGAATTATTAAATGATTATATAAATAAAAAAGATATACCTGCTGAAATTATAAAAGCCTTTGATGAAGATATCAAAGAATTTACAAATTTTATAAATTTTATAAATCAATAAAAAAAGACACCGATGCAAAAGGTATTACGCTGTTTTCACAACCGTCTTCACAACCTTCTTTCCCATAAGAGCTGCAAGCGGGTTGCTCTTGATGGGAACAGGCGCAGCAGCGACAGGCGCAGCGACAGGCGCAGCGACAGGCGCAGCGACAGGTGCAGCGACAGGTGCAGCGACAGGTGTAGCGACAGGTGCAGCGACAGGTGCAGTAACGGGTGCAGTGCGCACAATCATCGTGACACTCTCGGAGAACTTGCTCGCGTGACGCTCTCGATAGACAGTGGCAAACTCTTCTGCCAGAGCTGCACCATTGGATCCGCGAATAATCTCTTTGAGATAAGCGACCTTGTCGTAAAGGCTTTTCCCATCCTTGCGATTTTTGCCAAATGTTTCTGCTGCCTCGAGGCGCTTTTTCAAGTTATGTTGTCGTGTCTCCAACTTCTCTGCATCGCAGATCATGTGCTGAGCCTTCTCTGGCTGGAGATCGAAGTCGATCTTCTCAATAGTAGCCATCATCTCGTTCAATGCTTTTGTAACACCGAACAGGTCAGCCTTGATGTCGGGGATTTTCTCTATTTGTTCATTCTCTCGCAGGAAATTCACTGCCTTTGACAAAAACAGAGGCAACTGTCCAAATTGCGCGTCCGGTTTGAACTTGCTACGAGAAGCGTTCGCACCTAGACCGGTAAGATGGGAATTGATGCAGGACATCTTGTTGCAGAGAACGTCGTACACGTCTGCGACGATTTCGCGATAAGGTCGCTCAACGGTGACGCGAATGCGCTTGGTGGTTTCATTGGAGTTTTGCTTGTCATCACAAACCGGTTCAGACGATGGAGGGACGAAAAAAGCGGTGTTTGTCAAAATGTCCGTTTCATCTGGCTCCTCGTCATCAGAAAACCACCAACTTATGTTAAGTGTGTTCGTCTCACTTGTGACAGTGAGGGCATCGTCAAAGACGACGGTATTGTCGGAGGCGGCGGGGCCATCGACAGTAGAAAGAAAAGAAATTGGTTCAGACATAGTCAGAATAATAAAATACTTTTTGAATGAGGATATTAAGATGTTTAATATTTCAATTTTTTTGAAAGAAGAAATTAAGATAATTTCCTCTTAGAAGAAAAATTATTGAGTCTAAATGATGTTATTTAACTAAAATATTATTATATAATATATATAACTATATGAATAAAGATGCTTATACAAATAGACAAAAACATCGTGTAAAAAATTTAGATCAATTTTTACAAAATTTTAAGGAACTTGATATACCATCATATATCATTAAAAAAATAAACAAATTATATCCTGATACACTTAAATATGATTTTTTACGAACTGAAGAGATTGAGAAAGGCATAATGGTACGTCTTGTTGATTTAGATTTAGGTAAAATATATATGCCAAGTATCATTGTAAATATAAAAAGTACATCTTCTCGTGACATAGGTATAATCGTATTATTTAATCCTGCATTAAAAATATATTGGTCTGTTAATCCAGATAAATATTATATATTTAAGATATATAAAAATTTAAATCGAAATATTAAAGTTATTAAAGAATATACTGATAAATATTCTTCATTAGAAGATGAAGAATCTTAAAAAGATATTTATATTTATTATATAAGATGAATGAAAGTACAACAAAAATTATTAAACTGTCACAAACAAATAAAACAAATAAGCAAAATAAGCAAAATAAGCCTTATAAAGAATCTAAAGATAATTTAAATCATGTAAAACCAATTGATATTTCTAACAAAATTTCTAACAAAACAAATAATAATAAAAACGATTCAGTAAAAAGATCATCTGACCCTAATAATATTAATAATGTATCATCTAATAAAAAATTAAATTTAAGAATAACAGAAACAGAATACGAACGTCCTTTAATAACACATACTGAAAAATTATCCAAACAACAAATACAAAAGTTATTAGAAGATTATGAACAAATTAATAACATTAATGAATTATCAAAAGTTCCAATTGGTACTCATTTAAGATATTTTGATAAAAGAGATAATGAATTAAAATTCAGAACAGGGGGAATATTAATTGTAAATACTGGTCTACCAGATTATGTCATTTTGAGCAGTGGTCATATAAAATGGTCGGTCCAGACAGATACATCTATATTTTTTAGACGTATAACTCTTAAAGAATATAAAGAAGAAGTAGAAAAAACTTTACTTGATAAAGAAGCAACAATAAAAGGACTACATATGACTATGAAAGATAATAGTATTATTATTAATAAACTTAAAAATAAAATAAAATATTATGAATCTCTACTTAAAAAAAATAAAATAGATTATGATAAAGACATTTAACTTATTTTGATAAATATATTTAAGTGATTTAAGATTTCACTGAGATATATTTATATAATATGTCATCTAATTCTAATAATTCTAATAGTTCAAGTAATTCAAGTAATTCAGATGAATCAGAAGATATTAATTGGCAAACTCAAATAATAAATAATCAATATATAATTTTAAATAAACTTGGGTCTGGTTCATATTGTAGTGTATGGAATGTATATGATATAATAAATAAAAGATATATTGCATTTAAAATATATAATACAGAAGATACAGATGATGCTATAGAAGAAAAAAAAATAATGGATAACTTACGTACACTTAAAATTCAAGATATAGTATTATATGAAAAAAGTTTTACTTATCAATATAATAATGAAGAATATATTATAGATATTATGCCGCAATATGGTTATTCATTAAATGATGTTAAAAAATTATTTAGGGATAACATATATTTACCAGAAAATCAAAATATATTTAATAGATATATTGAATTTATAAATAAAACAAAAAATAAATTAGAAAATATATTGAATATTATGCATTCTTATAATATAGCTCATACTGATATTAAACCAGAAAATATATTAATAGATATACCAAGACTTGATACAATAATATTGATTGAACAAATTAAAAATTTGCACAATAATATTAAAAAAAAATTTAATAATAAAAAAATAATAAATATTTTGAAACAAAAATGTGAAGAATTTTTAGATAAATTATCTATCACACAAAATGATATATGTAATTATTTAAATGAATTTAATTTTAGTATTAAATTATGTGATATGGGTACAACTATGACATTTAATTCAACTGAAATTTATAAAAAACATACTTCATATTATAAATCTCCTCATATCATATTAAAGTATCCATTAGATAAAAAATATGATTTTTGGTCATTGGGATGTACATTATACGAATTAATAACTTCGACAGTATTATTTGATCCATTTGAAGAAAATTTAATAGAAAAATACGATGATATCGAAGATTTTAATCTTGTATTCTTAATAATATCTACAATTGGTATGCCACCATTAGATATTATAAACAAATCAAAAATGGCTGATATGTATTTTTCGTTTGATAAAAAAACAATACGGTTCTATAATAAATTAATACATATACCATATATCCAAAATATATTAAGTTTAACAAATGAATCTAATAAAAAAGATATATATGAATTGCTATTATTTATTACACAACATATTAACTATTGAAATCTATTTTATCAAAGTGTATCCTTTATTCAACAGATAAAATTATAAAAAAATAAAGATATTTAACCTTTCAGAGCCTAAAAGTACTTTTTTGACCCTGAAAAAATAAATATTTATTTTTAGAGATTGGAGTAACCAAAGATTACTCACAACCTTTTGGTTAATTAAATGATAAACAAATTAAACCAGGTAATCGGAAGACCAACTGGCATTATTATATGTGCCGGTATTTGGTCGGTAGCTTGCAGTAGAATAACCGCCACCATAACCACTACCATAACCTTGGCTGGTGTTGCACAGCGCAGTATAATACGCCGATTGATATGTAAATGACGATGACGTTTGCACATGTTGGCCATATTGTCGCATGGCAATCATTTGCATGTCGTTTTTCATCATTTTCATAAAAGCAGAAGGTTCGTTTCTAAAAGACATTGATAGTACTAACAAAAAATGTTATAATGAGTATATCAAAGAGTTTAGATTTTCAATTTTTTTAGAAGAAAAATTATTGAATATGCTTTAGCATGTGAATCAATTTTTTTAGAAGAAAAATTATTGAATATGCTTTAGCATGTGAATCAATTTTTTTATAATATAATATAATATATTATAATATATTATAATATGTCCGCTATCAAGATAACTGATTTATTTGGTATAAATATATTGACCAATAGAGATATTAATAAAGATTATATAATAATACATTTTTCCAATGATAATATAGATGATTTATTAATACCTATAAATCAATATAATGGTATTTATATATATAAATTAAATAAAAATAGTAATTATTTTAATAAATTACATTCAAAAAATATATTCAATATAAATGATTATAATGAATTAGGTAATTATTTAATATATGATAAAAATAATATACAAATATTATTAGTTAAAAATAATATAGGTACAACAAATACTTATAAATTATTAGATGTTGTTGGTAATCTATATGTATGGAAACCAATCTATAAATATACTAATCATATAAATTTTGGTGTAGTTGTTACTACTGATAAACAAGCTCCAACGGAAACAATAGGTACAATCAATACAGATTATATTAAATTAAATTCTCCAATTAGTATTAATAATGATTCATTATTTGAAAATGAATATTCTGTTCTTGGTTCAATTAGAGATAATAAAAAAAAATTATTATCAATAAAAATATTAAATGATAAAAAAACAGAAAAAATAGAACATTTTGATAATATTGATAATATTGATAATATTGATTCAGAGTATAATAATTATAGTATAGATGATGACATGGAAAATAATCATCAAAGTTTAAATACATATAAAGGTAAAAGACTTGTACTTGTAGAATCTGATAACCCGTGGTATGTTAATAAAGAAAATGTAATAGAATTAAAATATATCAATAATCAAAATTATTTTGGTATTAGACAAAAATATCCCCTAGGATCTGCATTTAAATCAAATACAGTATATAATACTACTAGTCCAAATTTAGGATATGGATATTCATATGCTGATAGAAAAAATACAATTGTCGAAAATTTTTCTGAAAATACAGAAGATAATTCAAATAACAATGCAAATTATATTATAGTAATAATGATCATTATTATTATTTTATTACTTGCTTATAATTATTATAAAAAAAATAATAATAGTAAAATAACTTACTAAATTAAAAATATAATATAATATAATATTATGGAATACAATATACTCTATAATATTAATAAAAAAAATTTAGATTTTGTTGACCCTAATGATATTTTTGATAATATATATTTTTTAGAATATAAAGTCCCAACATTATCAGAACTAGAAAATATTAAACATAATGAAAAATTTAAAAAATATAAATTAGATAATACTTTTATTGAAAATATAAAAATATATATATCAAGAATTAATTATAAAATACCATTATATGATGTTTATACAAATAATATTTATTTAATTAATAGAGAAAATCTTTTTTTACGTGTTAATTTAAATCATTATAGATTTCCAAATAAAAATGTAATACAAGAATTAAAAAATGAATATGATAAAATAAAAAATATAAAAACAGATGATATTCTAGAAAATAGAAAAGTAAGAAAATATGAATTAATGTTTGAGTTTTTTGATAATTTTAATATTGATATTTTAGAAGATACATTTTATAGAACAATTTATAAACATTCAGATGAACTTGGTAAAAATATTATATTTTGTAAAAGACCATCATTTAATAAATATATACATAATTCAAAACCATATTATTCATCAATCGAAATTATTAATATGGTATTAAATATGGGTATTACGGTAGATATTAAAGATAAAAATTTAGATATTGATAAATTATGTGAAATAGTTCGTAAGAATGATATTAGTTATAAAATTATTGAATCACATCAAAAATATATTATCGATAATGATATGATGGGTTTAATACAATATTATTCTGTTCAAGGTAGTTATTTTATTAATCAATATCTTCGTAATTTAGTAAATTATAATTATAATAATTCTTTTTTAGATAATATTATATTTCCCTTATGGAAATTATGTATGGAATCCCCAGCATTTGATAAAGATTATATTGTGTATAGATTTGTTAGTAATGATTATTATTTAGATAGTTTGAATATTGGTGATATATTTTACGACGATGGATTTATGAGTACTACGAGAGATCCATTTTATAAATCTGAAGATTATCAATTTGGTTTTATTTTAATTAAAATAAAAATACCAAAGGGACAAAAAGGTACAGGACTATCTGTAGAAAATATTTCACATTTTCCTCAAGAACAAGAAATATTATTTGCACCAAAAACAAAATTTAAATTAATATCAAGAGATTCAGATATTGTATATTATCATACTGATCTAAATATCACAACAAATGTTAAAACTAGATATGAATTTGAATGGATTGGTATAGAAAAACCACATATAGATAAAAAATCTTACACTGGCAATACAAATGAAATAAATTTTTTAGAATTATCTCCTATTGTATCTGATAATATTTATTATAAAATAGATAAATTTATTGAAATTAATGCTGATGATTTAAATCAAATATATTGTAAAATTGGTAATAAAAAATTCTTAACAACAATTGAAAAATATAATAGTATCGGTGCATATAAAAATTTTTATGCAATGGAAACAAATAATGGATTTTCATTATATTCAATTTATAATAATTATTTATTATTCTTTATCGAAATAGGATTAAATAATGATAAACCTGAAATTCATGTTAATTATTATGTAAAATATAATACGTTAAATAAAGAAGAAATCTATTCACAAAAAGATTTTATAGACTTTATATCGTCTATAGGATATTATTTTGGAATAGATAAAGTATTTATTTATCCAGAATATAAACCATGTATTTCAATGAAAAAAAATAAAACAGAATTAACTGGTAATTATTGTATTGATTTTTATAATTATCTTAAAAATAATGAAAAAAGATTTTTTATGAAAGACTTAAATATTATTGAACTAAAACCTCTTTTTGATTATTATGATTTAGATCTATTAAAGGAATTAGAAATTGAAAAATTATTTACAAAAGTTGATGATGAATTATATCAATTATATGTTAAATTTTATAAAATAAATTTTCCAGATAATAAAGTATCAGACTATTTAGTTTGGATTATAGAAAATAAATGTTATTTGACAGAAAAATATATACAAAAATTAGAAAAAATTTATAAAAATAATAATCCATTTAAAAAAGATGTTTACATTCTAAATTGTATGAACTATTTATATAATAAAAAAATAACAAATACTTATGGGTCAACTGATATATTTATTAAAGAAAGAAAACAATATCAATTACCAACTAATGAATATAGAAATGTTAGAAGAACTTAATCATTCATAATCTTAATCATTTATTTCTGTATTATCATCTTCATCGATATTCATATTTAGTTGTAATCCAAATATATAATCATTCTTATTTTTAGATTCAACCTTAAAATCGTGTTCAGTAAGTAATCTGATAAAGCGAGCTCTATTCAATCCCTTTTTACCATAATATTTATCAAAGAATTCTTGATATGAATCAAATAACAAATCAAGTTTGGTACGTTTCTTAGGATCAATCCGTTCAGTACAACTATTAAGATATCTGGCAAACTCGTCATTATCTTCCATATAACGTGTAGTATCTTCAGTAACTTCATCTGGTTCGCATAAACCTTCTTTAACATATTGCGGAAAATATTCATGAATTAATAGATACATGAAGTTTTGTTTCCATTCTAATTTCTTAATTGCTTCTTCAAGAGTTGGATCTTTTAACGCATGTCTATGATTTGTTGGGTCTAATTCTTTTGGATCTTTGAACATCATTTCCCATCTTACACAACGAATACGACGTTTAACACCACCATCAACCTTTAAATCGGGCAATTTATTTGTGCATAATAAATATTTTGCTTGAGGTTTAAAATACATCTGTTTCTCAAATAATCCACGTGCAGGCATAGTATCATTACCACACAATTCTTTTAATTTACTTACTTGAATTGTTTCATTATCTTCTGTTTCTTGAAATGTAATTACACGTACACCAACTTTATCTGCTAAATCAGGTGAAGCTGCACTAGAATCATTACGTTTTTTAGTTAGATATGCTGAACTCATTGATGACCAGTAATTACCAAAAGCATTTTGAATCATACTGATTGTAACGGATTTACCATTACCACCTTTACCTACCCAAAAAGGAAATTGTTGTTCTTTTGATACACCATCCAAACAACTGGCAATAAATCTTAACACATATGTTCTAACTTTTTCTTTTGGAATACAAGATTCAAAGAATTTTTTGATACGTTTTTGATAATCTATATCATATTTTGTAAGTTTCTTTTTATCCAAGAAATCATAACCTGTAGATTTTGAAATATAATCTTCTGGTGCTCCTTGTCTAAAACGAAAGTTTGTTAAATCATATATACCATTCTCAAATCCAAGATAATGTGGATTTGAATCTAATTTTTCTTTAAAAGCTGAATCATGGAATATACGACAACAAGCTGTCATAATATTATTTACAAATGATACGTTATTTAGATTATCTAATACTTTTGACATCTTTGCATAATGATCTGTTCTTATATTCATTTTTTTATTGATTTCTTCATCCATTACACAATGATTTTTTTCCATTTTATTTATAAATCTATTATCATTTAATGCTTCTCTCAATATACTTAGAAATGGACCAGTCATTAACATCCATAATCCTTTACCTTCATCAGATGATATCCACCGATGATTTTTAAATTCATACCACTCTTTTTTCTTAATATCTGTACATACAAACATATGTCCATATAATATATGTAAATATTCTGCAATCTGTACGTGAGTACCTGTACATACTTTTTCAAGAATGTTTTGACTATATGAGTTTAATGCTTCAATATATTTTTTTTCATCATCTTGTCGTGCCCACATACGTAATGAACCAAGACCGTATCCTTCGTCTCTTGCTTCCTTCCATAATTTAAGGCATCCATCTTTATCATATTTAGATCCAGCTTTTCGTGAAAAAGTAATCCATGTATCTAAAAGTTCAGTAGGACATATATTATGTAATGCCCAACCAACCTTGCTCCACATATCATAATTAATTGCACGTTCATTTTTAAATACTTTACATAATTCTTTTGCTATAGCTATTTCTTTTTTTTGTTGAAGTGGATCTACACGTTTGCGATTACGTTCTCTAATTATTTTGTCATCCGAATCTTCTTCTACAACTGTTTCATTATCTGAATCTGCATCAATATTATTATTTTTCTTTCGTTTTTTTCCATTTGAATCATGATTATTTCTATAATTTTCATCAATATATTCTTCTATTGTTTCTGTTATTGGTTTAATAGTATCATCTTCTTCATTTTCATGTGTTCTCATGAAAGTATTATCTAAAATTTCATTTATATCCATAATTTCTCCATTATAATCAGTTTCATCATAATAATCGGGTAATATTTTTTTATATGATGCATTATATACTTGCGTAAGTTGATATGGTTTTCTACCACCTTTTGCAGAACCATACATTAATACACCATTATCAATAATAACACATTTATCAAAAATCTCTTCAAGTGAATTATTATGTTTAATATTAAAATCATCCACATAATTATTTACTTTTAATACTTCCATAAATCTATCATAAATATAATATCTCGATTTAACATCTAATATTAATTCTGGATACATTATATGAAATCCATCTTTATAATCATTTTTATCTTCAGTTGGTTCATCTTTTTCAAATACATATGCTGTAAGTACTGATGGATTTTCTATCATAAAATTTTTTTTAATAATATAATTTGTTCTTTTTATTGTTTCTATTATAAAATCATCATCATATACTCTATCTGGAGAATTGGAATGTATATCAACATCCAAATAATATGGAGCTATTCCTGGAGATCTTTCTACTAATGATAATTTTATGTCATTATCCATAAATAGTTTTTTCTTTGCCATATTTTTATAATGTCTACAGAATTCAGGATAATCATCTTTAGATATATGCCATGAACCACCATAACATCCATTTCCACCAATCGATGTATGTGTTGGAGTTTCATCTTCTTTTCTCTTATGATTTGACATAAAACGTCTAAAATTATTTTTTATTATGGTATTACAAGATATACAGGTTCTACATGCTTTTGATACACATTCGCAAAATTTATTATCACCTTCACAATTACACTCATAAGATTTATTTTTTTCCTGCATAATTTAATATATTAATATATTCTTAAAATATATATTTTATATATTAAAATAAATTAAAATCAATTTTTTAGGAGATATGGATACAAATTATCTGCATTACTGCCATTTATTATATCATTTTATTGGCTATAAAAGATAATAAAAAGTATTATATATTAGTTAACTAAAAGGATATAAAAAAATGAATTTTAATATAATTAGTTAACTAATATATTATACTATTATAGTATTATATATGCAATACTGTCCTAAATGCGATAATATTATGGATATCGGACGATCTATTCCAAAAGTTATAATAGATATCGAACCATCATCATTAAGTATAACTGGAACTGCAAATACTGCAAATACTGAAAAATCTATAATTAGAGATGATGAAAATATAGTTAGAATTATTAATATGTTAAAAAATAATATTGACGTATCAACTGAGAAAGTGAATTGGACTGATTTGATGACCCATAAAGAATTTACTAGTATAAAAGAAAAAGAAAGAAAAGAATATATAAAAACTATTAAAGGTATTGAAGATGAATCATTAAATGCATATTTAATTTGTAAAAATTGTACTTATTCTGAAAAGATTACAAAAAGAATGATGGTTTTAAGTAAGATGAGTTCCTCTCGTAATAGTAATTTTGATGATTTTTCAAAATATAAATATATGAAATATGATAAAACTTTACCACATACCAGAGATTATGTTTGTAAAAATAAATCATGTAAATCACATACAGATGTTAAATCAAAAGATGTTAAATGGTTTCGACCAAATCGTGATTCATATGTTACATATTATATATGTTGTTCATGTGATACTATATGGAACATTGCATAAAAAAATTGATTTTAACTTTATTTATCAAATAAAATTAAAATATAATCATATTATATATAATGTATCTCGAGACAACTAATATTGGTAAAACCGACTCAGGTTTTATTGAATCATCTGATATATTAATTAATAATATACAAACTAAATTTGAAAATGAAATAAATAAAAAGCAAAAAATGCGTTGTAATATGTGTAATATTAAAGTAAATATTACTAATAGTATTACTTGTAAATGTGAACAACTTTTATGTTATAAACATAGATATCATAATGAACACAATTGTACTTTTGATCATAAAACTGCTGATAGAGAACAACTTGCTAAAATAAATCAAAAAGTAGAAAAAAGTAAAATAGATAAAATATAATTTAGTTATAATTTATTTATAATTTAGTTAATCATTATTGTAGTTCATTTATTTTCCATTTTTCTATACGACCATCTGGTAATTCACGTAATATCATTAACGGTATTACTTTATTTTCTATTTCAAGTCGTGCAATAGATTTTGGATCTAATTTATCTACATTTTTTATCATCGGTTTTGCTCCCATGGAAATTTGTTTTGCTCTTTCTCCAAGTAATCTTACTCTTTCGAATTCATAAAGATATGATTTTGTAATTCTATCTTCTGATTTAACATATTTCGTGTCATTTGTTATTGGTTCTTCATCTTCAAATGTATCTTCTACTACTGCATCTAATTCAATATCTACTATTTTCTTTTTTTTAGTAATTTTATATACACATTCATCATCTCCTCCTTGTGCTTCTTCCTCGTCATCGCCTTTATCTTTTTCTTCTGCTTCTTCAACTTCTTCGACTTCTTCTTCATCTTCAATTTCTTCTTCATTTTCATCTTCAATTTCATCCTCATCAATCTCTTCTTCTTCATTTGAATCAAAATCTTTTTTATCTATTTTGTCAGGATTATCTTTAACTTCTAATCCTTTTCCTATAATCTTCTTTTTATCATCTTTTTTTTGAGGTGATACTTTTTCTTCAACTATTTTAACAGTTTTGTTAATTGATTTCGGTGCCATATATAATACTATTATATAATATAGTTAACTAATTTAGTAAATTATATTTTAATTATATTATAATTCAATTTTTATATTTATCTTTTGATTACTTTTCGTTTCTTAAATAAATAAAACTTAATCTTTCTTCTTAATAGGACGTTATCAAAAAATTTTTTTAATTTTTACGTCTAAATTTATTCTTCTTACCTTCTTCAACAATATTCTTTACTTTATCCATTGTTAAATCTTTTATCTCTGTATCTTGTGGTAGTTTAATATTTAATGGTTTATTTGTCTTTTTTGATTTATCGGTTATTTTAAAATATTTACCATATTGGCCATCTAATAATATATATTCTACTTTTCCATCTTTACCTTCCCACAAATAATTAGTCTTTTTCTCTTCTATTAATTCTTTTATCTTGTCGACTGTTATTTCTGTTTCATCTGTAATCTTTGATAAGTTAACAGTTTTATCACCATATTTTGCATAAAATCCAAACTTACCTTTATACAGCTTTGTAATTTTATTATCTATTTTACCTAATACTTTTGGATAGGATAATATTTGTAATGCATCTTGTAATGATACTGACTCTATTGTAAGCGGTTCTTTTAATGGTGCTATATTTATTTCTTTTCCATTTTGATTTTCCATAAATATAACTGGTCCATATCGTCTAACTGTTGCTATAATTTTATTACCTTCTGAATCTATTCCAATTTCTCTTTTATCTTTATCTACATATTTTATCTTTTCTTTTGATAATTTTTCTATAATTGGATGGAAATCTTCATAATAAAATTCTTTTAATAATTTTATCATTTCTAATTTACCCTCAGCAATTGTATCTAATTTTTCCTCCATTGTTGATGTAAATTGATAATCCATAATATCTGGAAAATATTGTGTTAAAAAATCACATACTATGGTTCCTATAGCAGTTGGACATAATTTACCTGAATCTTTTCCTATATTTATTTCATCTATTTTCTCTTCTATCTTTTTATCAGATGAATTCCAGTCTAATTTTAATATATTTTTTGTTATACCTTCATTATCTTTTTTCAGAACATATCCTCTTTCTTGTATTTTTGTAATAATAGTAGCATATGTTGATGGTCTGCCTATATTTAATTTTTTAGGATCTAATTTATTTACAAGAGATGCCTCATTATATCTAGGAGGAGGAGTTTTATATGTTTGTATCATATTAAGATTATTTAATTTTAATTTTTCATTTAATTCATATGTTTTTGTAGAAATCTTTTCTTCTGATTGTTCATCATTTTCTGAAATATTTTGTATATTATATACTTTTAAGAATCCTTCAAATAATATTGTACTTATATCTGATTGAAAAAAATAATCTTTTGTCTTCGATATCGATATTTGTGTTGTTGATACATTTAGTTTTGCTGGAGTCATTTGTGAACTTACTGCGCGTTTCCAAATTAAAGTATATAATCTCGATTCGTCACTTCCAATCTTTCCATTTTGTGATATTCCGGTATTTTCTACATGTGTAGGGCGTATTGATTCGTGAGCTTCTTGTGTATTTTTTGTTTTTGCTTTATAATGTCTTTCATTATGAAAATTATTTCCATATATTGATTTAATATAATCACCGATACTTTTTATTGCTTCTGCTGATAAATTTATTGAATCTGTACGCATATATGTAATATGTCCAGCTTCATATAAATGTTGTGCTACAGACATTGTTCTCTGAATTGAGAAACCTAATTTACGCGATGCTTCTTGTTGTAATGTTGATGTTGTAAATGGAGGAGATGGATTTTTTATTTGTATTTTATCACCTTTACCTGAAATTTTATATTCTGATTCTATAAATTTTTTCATTAAATCACGTGCAGTTTTCTCTGATTTAATATTTGTTTTATATCCTTTTATTATTATTCCAGTTTGTTTCTCCTCCTTTATATTATCTAAATTATTATTTTCTTCATCTGATCCTAATTCTGTATCATCATCATTATCATCATCATTATCATCATTATTTGATGATTTTTTAATTTGAAATAATTGAGCATTAATATCTTTATTTAATAGTCCTTTAAATTTATAATCTGATTCAATATTATCTTTTAAAAATTTTTGTATTTCACGTTCTTTATCTAATATAATACGAACTACAACTGATTGTACACGACCAGCTGAAAGAGATTGTCCAATACTTTTCCATAATAATGGTGATATTTCAAAACCTACAATTCTATCAAGAATACGTCGTGATTTTTGAGCATCAACTAAATTAACATCTATTTTTCTTGGATTTGCTACTGCGTGTAATATTTCATCTTTTGTAATAGAATTAAATGTTATACGTTTAGCATCTTTTAATTCTAAAATATATGCAATGCTCCATGCAATCATTTCACCTTCTCTGTCTTCATCAGTAGCAATTAATATATCATCTACTGTTTTAGCAAGTTTTTTTAAATCTCGAATAACTGATTCTTTTCCAGATAATGTTTCATATGATGGAGTAAAATTATTACTGATATCTATTGACATACTTTTTGCTGCTAAATCTATTATATGACCAACTGATGCAGTGAAAATATAATCATCTCCTAATATATCTTGTATTTTTTTTATCTTACCAGGAGATTCTACTATTACAAGAGTCTTTCCATTCCCATCTAGTTTTTGAACAAATTTTGCAGATTTTGCAGATTTAGTAGGTTTAGTAGGTTTAGTAGGTTTAGTAGGTTTAGTAGTTTGATTAGATTTAGTAGATACTTTTTTTGGTGGCATTATTGTTGATATAGTTATATAATATAATATAGTTAACTTATTTAACTTTGTTATAATTTTCTTATATTAGTTTAAATTTCAATTTTTCTTTTTTTTGACTCTAACACATCTTTAAAAAATTGAAAAAAATATAATTTAATTAACAATAATTGATTTAAGTAAATTATATTATTATATTATATATGTCGTTAAATCCTGAACTAATTCCTATTAAAAAAGATGATGAAATTGTCCGAAAAATAATTCTTACCAACATAATAAAAATGTTTAATGCCAGGGGATATATCATCTCAAGTCTAAAAAAAAATCTAGATGAAATAAATAATAAAAAAAGTGACGATACATATAAAATTGTATTAGATAAAAAAATAAAGTCACAATATGATGACAAAACATATAGCGAAAAATTTGATGGTTCGCATATTATGATTAGAATTATACATCAAAAAGTACAAGGTATTGCAAAACTACCTCTAGTAAAAGATTTTTTAAATCAATATAAATATACACATAAATTATTTGTATTTGATTCTATATCAGAAAAAGTTAAAATGTCATTATCAATATTACCAAATACTGAAGTATTTAATGAAGTATTTTTAATGATTAATATCCTTGAACATATAGATTGTCCAAAATATGAAATTCTTACAGAAGAAGAGGGTAAAGAAGTATTAAACTCGTATATACTTAAAAAAAATGATCTACCAAAAATATTAACAACTGATCCAATCGTCGAATATTATAATCTAAAACGTGGAGATATAATACGTATTATAAGACCATCTGAACAAAGTGGATTTTCAATTGCATATCGTATTGTCGCAAAAGGTGCAAATTAATTTCTAATAATATTTTTTCTAATACCTAATTTTGTAAACTTTTTATCATCATTATTTATAAACGGTTTTACAACAACATTATCCACACCTATTTTATTTATATATGATGCTTCACTAAACATTCTATCAAATAATTTTTGTGATGTTTGAGTAAAACGTTGATTTTGTCCTTTCTTATCTACTCTATCATATAATTTATTAATATCTTCATTGCGCACTAATAAATCATCACTTTTTGTAGAATTATTATCTGATTCATTTGATTCATCTAATGTTTCAATTATTTTTGAAGATTTTTTTGTAAGAGATTTTAATTTAATTAAATCTTCATTTATTTCACCTATTTTATTATTATAATTTATATTTTTTTTCTGTTGTATAATTTTATTATTTATTATATTTTTTATTTTATCAACTTCATCTATTTTATTATTTTTTGTTTTTATATATAGTAATGATTTTAATTCATTTAATGTATAATCTTCATAGTTCTCATATAAATTATAATCTATTGTATCACACATATTTATTTTATTTATATCAAAATTCATATAATATTTAAAAAACATATTTTTTTTTGTTATTAATCGTATAAATATTCTTTAATATATTATATATGACACAAATAAATGGCCCTGTAAATATAATTAGGATAGAAGGATATATATATAATATAAAAAAAGTTATTTATTTATTTATGGATTATCATCATCCAATTAATGAGCAAACTTCTTGTGATAATGATACTGCAAAAGATATAGTAACATATTTAACTGACGAATTTAAAACATCATCTTTGCCGATAGATTTTTTTATGGAAACTTCTTTTAAAATTAAAGATATAATTCTTAAAAAAGAAGCACATAAGACAATATATATTGATAGAGTAAAAAAATTCTTTTTTGATAATATTATTATTAAAGATAAAAAAAATATCAGTTCAAGTCTTAATAAAAATGTAAGATTCCATTATGTCGATATAAGACATTATATTAAATTAAATTTTTTTAATATACTTGCAAAAATAGAAGAAAATATTAACAATGAAAATGAAAAAAATAAATTAATTGATATATTTAATGATAAATTAAATACTTTAATCCAATTTATTGATAACCCGTCTCCAGATATTATAAATGATGATGATTTAATTAATATGGTAAATAAATTAAAATTACGTTATACACATGCAGATTTAAAAATAAAAATAAAAGATTTATTAAATATTAATAAATATGCACTTATCAAATTATATAATCAAAATAAAATTATAACTTCTAGAGAAGATATTAGAAAATTAGAAGGACAAATATTAATAAATATATCATGGATCATGGATATATATTTTTTACGACGATTTATCGATAAAGATTATATACAAAATGTAATTAGTTATACAGGAAATGCTCATTCTATTCGTATATTAATATTTTTACTTAAAAATTATAATATGGAAATAACTCATTGTGTATATTCAACTCAATCTATAGATTATATTAATAAATATGTAAAATCAAAAAATATTGATATTGAAAAAAATTTATATGATGTTCTACAATTATTCTATAATACAGACTTAAAACAATGTTCGGATATAAGTGATTTTCCAGAACATCTATTCTAAATTTGTTAATTAATTTAAATTTGTTAATTAATTTAAATTTGTTAATTAATTTAAATTTGTTAATTAATTTAAATTTGTTAATTAATTTAAATTTGTATAATAAAATAATGTTGATAAATCACGTTTATTATAATATTTTCTTTTATTAAGATAAATTTCTTTTATCTTATTCATAAATTCTATTTTATTTTTTGTTTCTTTATATTTTTTAAAATAATATTTTTTATCATTTATAATATTAAATAATATTAATCTATCTATAAATTTATCAAATATATAATCAATTACATCTGGACCATATGTAAAATTATTAAATAATTCATTTATGTTTCCTATTACATCATAATAATTATATATATTAGTTAATGTATCTAAATTCATATATTTTATTTTGTCAGAATATAAATTTTGTATATTTAAATCTTTAAATTTTTGTATAATAAACATTGGTTCTAATAAACCATATTCTTCTGATTGAGTATATGGTAATATATATTTTAAATTTAATGTATTACATAAATCTATTGTGAAATTATAATCGTCTTTTATATAATGTGGTTCATATATAAATGTCCATATACCAACTGATGTAATTATTCTATTTGGCAATAAATATATACGCTTATTTATTATTTTTATTTTTGTTAATAATATCGGCGGTACAAACTCTTTTATTTGAATAATTTTATATGTAGTATCTATTCCTTTTCCAAATGGTTCAAAAGATTTAAATTTTATTGATTGATTATATTTTAAATAAAGTTGATGAATATATAATATTATTTCATATGTTTTTATAAGATTTAAATAAATGTATTCATACATATATTTAAGATATATATTTTTTAGTTAACTTAATTATTTTTTAGTTAACTTAGTTATTTTTTAGTTAACTTAATTATTTTTTAGTTAACTTAATTATTTTTTAGTTCTAATACGTGGAGCAATAGACATAGCCATTAATTCTTGGAGTAATAGTTTAAATGCATATGGAATCATAATCTTAGATATCTTACTAGAGTTATTACAGCTAGGACAATAATAAATATCTGTATTAGATGGTTCTGATTTTATACCCGGACGTGGTGCACGTTGTGCAAACAATCCACAAATATCACATATATAGGTAGCATATGCATCAGAATTATACATCATTTTTTCGTGTAAAAATTTAGCAATACCATGTGCTATTAATGCATCGCGCTCCATCTCACCTAAACGTAAACCACCATCGCGTGAACGGCCTTCTGTTGGTTGACGAGTTAATAATGTTCTTGGACCACGTGCTCTAGAATATGCTTTATCTTCTACTTGATGTTTTAATCTCTGATAAAAATTAGGACCAAAAAATATCTTTGCCTTTAATTTTTCTCCAGTCATACCATTATATAATTCTTCATATCCTTTTGGATCATATCCTAATTCTTCTAATCGTTTTTCTACTTTTGATAAATCATAATCTTCAAATGGTGTACCATCTGCGTCATATCCATCAATTGCTGCAACTTTACCAATCAGTGCTTCTAATAATTGAGCCACTGTTTGACGTGATGGAATAGCATGTGGATTAAGTATAATATCAGGTCTTACACCATGTTTATTATATGGCATATCTACCCATGATAATTGAATGCCACATGTACCTTTCTGTCCATAGCGGGACTGCCCACACCATACAGGTACACCTTCACGTCTAACATAAATTACTCCATCGTCGGTAGGTACGGTACAACAATATACTTTACCTTTATAATGTTCATATTTGTCCCATATATTTTTATGTTTATCTTTGTTTACAAGAGGATTATTTTGTGATTCTATAATAGTTAATCTGTATGCATCAACTGAAGCTTTAAATATTTTACCAGCGCATCTTCCGGTTTTGCCAACTGCTTCATATCCCGCTTTACATTTTATACTTTTATTTGTAGAATAACCACAATGTAAACATAATCTTTGAAAATCATCCGCAAGTTTTGTAGATGATGTATCATATCTACGTGTGCCATTTTCCATTGTATGTCCGAGAGAATCAATATCATATTGATTCTCAAGATTGGAGTTATCTGTTGATAACTCACAACCATCGCCTAATATTAATCCATTAAATAACCATTTACATTCTTCTCGATTTAATTTCCATACCCATTTTGGTAAATATTTATTTACTGAACCTACACTATATGGTTTCATAAAATCTATTAATTGTTTATCTCGTATAGACCAACTATGTGTCTCATCTTCGTCCCTATAAAATTTTGTTTTATTTATTTTATATCCCATTTTATCGCATACTTTTTGTAAAGCCTCGCGAACACGTGGTTTATGAGCTGCAAATGTAACACCATGTATATCATCACAACACCCTTCAGCTAGCCATATACCAAAGAATGTTAAAAATGATTCAATATCTAATTTTCTATCTGCAAATTTTTTACAACCTAGTATAAATACTTTATCTTCATCCGCTTCAATATAATCATCAACTTCAATTTCTTCACAATTTTTAAGATATCGGCGTTGCTTATTCAATATATATTGAGCTTCTTCAATTTTATATTTATATGAATCACGAGTTGATACATACATTCTATGATTTTTTGTTACTTTTAGATTAACCTGATTAGATTCTACAACATAGATTTCTTCATCTAAATCATATGATTGGATTTCTGTTGGTTTTATATATTTAAGTTTCTTACCATCAATTAAACATGCAACTTTATGATTAGTTGTAAGTTTATCGATTGATATCCATCCATCAGTTGTCAAAACATCATGGTCTGGAGTATAACAAGCAAATTTATCACCAATACGTGGAGTACGTGTTGAACGTACAAGTGCTTTTCTAGCAGGATAACCATCTTGATCTAATATATCAATATACATACGATCAATTACACCAGGAGCACTATCTTTATATACTGCCGATGAGTCTTTGAATTCTTTATTAGAATTACCTACATTTTGTATAGGTGTTACTTTGCCAATAATAATATCATCTTTATTAATTACAGTCTCTTCTGATGCATAACCTTTATCATTAAGTTTATCGTATGAACGTAAACTTGCACCAATAACTTTTGATGGATCGGGTTTCATAAAGATATCATCTTGTGCAGTTGATTGATTTTTTTGTACTTTTGCCTCATATTTTTTAAGATTGGCTGAACGGAATAAACCTCTTTCAACTGAACCTCTATTAAAAACTAAAGAGTCCTCCATATTATATCCTGTATATGTGATAATTGCGACCATTACATTCTCACCTGCTGATAGAACGTCAGAACCTACATATTTTGCTGCACGAGTTGTGATGATAGGTTTTTGTGGATGATATAATATATATGATATATCTGTTCGATCTCTATAATTTGTTAGATATAATCCCATAGCCTGACGACCTTGAGAATATTGAAAAATATTACGCGATGCTGCATTACGATTACATAATGGTGTACATGCTGATAATTCACCTAATAGTAATTGTGGATGGAATTCACAATAATTAATATCATCAAAATATAATTCATTATAACGATTACTCGAAATTTTATCTGATACATTTTTTGCTTCTTCTAATGATTTTACCATTCGTTGTCTCATTTCTTCAACATCTTTTACCTTTGTTTCAAGCATATAGAACGGTTGCATTTCAGTATCTAGATATTCAATTATATCGGGATATTTATCCAATAGTTCTTCCCAAGTTGTAATTTTAGTTTGTTTATCCGCTTTATTAAGAGATATTTTGCTAATAATTTCTTTTGTAACTAGTATTTCATTATTTTTTACTCTCATAATTGGTCTAACAAAACGACCAGTATCGCAATAAATACGAATTTCACCATTAGTATAATCAGGTGCGACTGATGTATTTTGTCTGTCTATTGTATTTTTACGTTTCATATCCATAAATTCATCAACTAATTTTACTGGTTCACTTGTACAACCAAGCCATTCACCATTGAAAAAGACTTTAAACATTTTTCTTATTTCTAAAAATGATAAATCCTGTAAATTTGTTATATTTTTTAATATCAGTTTTCGTAAAATATTATATTGATCATTAGACATTATTGTAGCAGTAGATACAAGTGAAAAGTGTTTTACACAACCTACAGTCGCATGTTCTGGTGTTTGTACCACACACAAAAATGGAATAGATGATGCATGTAATTGGCGTGGTCCAGTAAGTTTTGAACTTGATGCATCACCTGATGGTGAATCAACGCGACGTAAAAATCCAAGGATTTGCAAATATGTATAACATTGAAGCATTTGAGCAACACCTTTTTTACGAATCCATGCTCCTGTAAGTAATGCTGCCTTAATACCTTGTTCAATTGTATTGGGTTTAATTTGATTAATAATATTTAATGGTTTTTCATCATTATCATTACGATTATCAAAAAATTTCTTACAATCACTCATCATAATCTTAAATCTTTGTCTAAATAATTCCATTAGTAAATCTCCTATTAGGTCTACTCTTTTATTTATATATGAATCACGATCATCAACTTCTGCTCTTCCAAGATAAACTTTTAAAAGTTTATTAATCATATATGCTAAATAATAACATTTTTCTTTGAATCCACCATTAATATGGGGTATAAAACCATTCTTAAGAAGATGTTGTAAATGCATTTTCTTTTGGAAAATTTGAGTATCAATACTTGATTCTGAATATTTTTTAGGTACTTTTAATTTATTTATTAAAAAATCCATTGCTTCTTCAATAGTTTGAATCTTATTCCCTTCTTCATTGACACATGAATCAAGTGATATACGAATAGTATCGATCATATCATTATCATTATCATCACTTACAATCATATTAATAATATCGTGATCGGATTGAATACCTAAAGCTCTAAACATAATAAATACATTTATTTCTTGTAAAATAGGAACTTTTAATGTCATTTCTCCATCAGATTTAATTTTAATATTAAATACTTGAATCATACCATTTGGTTGATATGACCGTGAATTTACTTGAACTATATGTGATTGTACACCAGAATCTTTCTTTAAAAAGACAAGAGGTTTATTTTCAACCATGCGTTCTTGACATAATACTACTTTTTCTGAACCACCAACTATAAAATATCCACCAGGATTAAAATCACATTCATTTTTATCATTACCCTTATATTGTGTTAAAGAACAATATTTAGATCTTAACATAAGTGGTAATGTTGCAATCGGTACTCCTACTTCTTCAACTCCTGTAATTGTTTCCTCGCGTTTATCAGTAAGTATATCTATTTTTTCTTGTAATTGTACAATATCAGCTATAAGTTTTACAGAATAGGTCATATTACGATGACGCGCGTCTGATGGAAACATAGGTTCAATTCCATTTGGAAGTTTGGGACCAATTATACGAACATTCTTAAATCGAAATTTACGTCTATACACTTTATCATTAGTCATTTTTTCATTAAATGTATGATCCATATGTGTTAAAAATAATGGAATATCCTCTTCTAAAAATTTATTATATGAATCATATAAGTGTCTATATATATAATTTTTCTTATAAAAGTATAAATCGGTAAGACGGAATATGTCATCAATTGTTAGATTATTTGGTTCATCTGATTTAGTCATTTATATATTGTATAATCATATTTTTATATGATTTTAATTATTAATTAATTAAAATTCAATTTTTTATCAATGAATGTGCAATAAGGAAATGTTAACAACGATACTAAAAATTTATTTTCTTTATTTTTTATAAAATTATATGTATATAAATTATAATTATAATCTATATTTATTACAATAA